GACGCTCTCCTTTGCTCTCTTGCAATACGTCTCAACAAGGATTATCCCCACAATTGACCGGACTTGCAACCACGGGACTCACATCCTTTTTCTTGTGGGTGTGGCTTTGTTGGTTTACGGATGTAGGACTGTGGCATTGAATTCATATATGCTGTCGATGCCGTTTAATCTCGCAATCTCCAACACGATACGGGCTGACATTTCAGCATCAACTACCGGATCGTGATGTCCTTTCTCGTAGACGCCAAGTTCTTTTGCGACCGTGGTGAGCTTGTAGTTCTTTAATCCAGGAACGTAACGTTTTGCTATCTCCCAAGAGTCAAGCCAAGAATTGGGCGGCATGGGAATGTCGTATATGCCAAGACCTTTCCTCAGCATGGACATATCGGCGGATGAAGCCCTGTGAGCAACAAAAACTTCGTTGTCTGGCATGTATTCGGTGTATGCGCTAAGGAAAGCCATGGGAAGAATCGGCGCGGTTTTGATGTCTTCTTCCGTCATGCCATGGATATGAGTGTTGATTTCACTGAAGTAGTCCAGGCCATGTGGCGGTCGAATTGGAGTGGAGAATCTGGCGGCTATCTCACCGTCTGACACTTTGACTAATCCCATTGCGCAGATAGATGCGTGATGTTGGTTCGCGGTTTCAAAATCGACTGCGACGAAATTCAATGACATACCCACTCCTTGCAACTCGCGTGGTTCTCATTATTTCACTTAAAGGGAGGGGCATGATGGCGTGTTGAATCGAACATATGTACGTTTCTGGTGTATTATCTGAAATTAAAACGAACGTATGTTTGAATGAGTTTTAAAAGAAAAGGGCTACGCCCCGTCTTGGCAGAGTCGGCGTAGCCCTAGTGGACATCCTCGAAGGAGGTGTCATGGGTTGATTTTAGCGCACGTCGTATGACGACGCGGCGGCGAGTATCGAAAGCGCGTTTGGAAGATTCAGCAGAGGAGCGATGCGGTCCAGCTCGCTTACGGCCCAGGACCGCTTGCCGGACATCCGCTCGCTCACGTATCCTGAAGACCTTCCAAGTGCCTTCTGAACGTCGATTTGGTTTATGTTGTTCTTTACTAGCTGGTCGTCCAGATAGGCTTTAACCTGCTTATCTGACCTTGTAATTGTAATGTCCATATAAAAAATCTTACTTCAAATATTCGAAGTGAACTACGGAGTGTCGAGCTTGACGCTTCAAATATTTGAAGTAATATGAAAGTCAGCAAAACAAAAACGGAATAACGCCGATTGTGAACTTCAAATATTTGAAATGGAGGTTTCGGAATGGCTTCAAGCAATGAGCTTATCTCGAAAGCAGTGAGGGTTCGGATGCTTCGTCTCGGACTTGACCAGAAGACTCTGGCGAAGAATATGGGTATCAGCACCTCGTCTCTAAGCCATTATCTTTCCAACAAGATCGGATGGCAGGTTTCGGTTCTCGATAAGCTGCTTGCGCCTCTCGAATGGGATTCGTTGGCTGACATCTTCACTGCCGCCAACGACGAAAACAATGTCATCTCGGCTCTTGCCGCCTAACCACACCACACAACGCCAACGAGCAAAAGGACAACCAATGAAAATCACCACACCACACGGCACTCTCGAAGGCGACAACATCGAAGCCATCCTCAAAGAGCATGGATATGACTGCCTGTATGATGCCGACCTGCGCTACGCCGACCTGCGCGGTGCCAACCTGCATGGTGCCAACCTGCATGATGCCGACCTGCGCGATGCCTACCTGGGCTGCGCCAACCTGCGCGATGCCTACCTGGGCTGCGCCTGCCTGCATGGTGCCGACCTGGGCCACGCCGACCTGAGCGGTGCCAACCTGAGCGATGCCGACCTGAGCTACGCCGACCTGAGCGGTGCCAACCTGAGCGATGCCGACTTGAGCGATGCCGATCTGCGCTACGCCGACCTGAGCTACGCCGACCTGAGCGATGCCAACCATGTACAACTCAGCATCGCCAAAACCAGCATCCTGCCGGACGAAGGCGACATCATCGGCTGGAAAAAAGCATGGACAGACGACACAATGCCACCGAAATCAGTCATCGTAAAGCTCCTCATTCCGGCCGACGCGCAACGCTCCAACGCCACGGGGCGCAAATGCCGCGCCAGCAAAGCACGAGTGCTCGACCTGCAAGACAAGCAAGGCAACAGCCTTCCACCAGACACCACGGCATACAGCGGACACGACACAGACTTCACGTACAAAAAAGGCGAAACCATTCACGTCGAAGACTTCGACACCAACCGGTGGAAAGAATGCGCCACCGGCATCCACTTCTTCATCACCCGCATCGAAGCAGTCGAATACTAAGGAGGCTCCAAATGAATGAAACCAGACAACAGAAGCTTGAATACCTCACCGACAACGGTTACCTGCACAATCTGCGAGGAGAGTTAGGCATGTCCACTAAAACGCTAAGCCTCCTCACAAAACTGCCAGAGGACATGTTCACCGCCATCATCCCAAAGGATGCGAAGAACGGAGATACTGGAAACGCGATTCTTTCAGAAGATTTGGTGAAAGCCATGCGCAGAGGCTCCAAGGAACTCCAAGCCAAATACAACACCACCGACATGATCGACATTCTCTACGCGGAGGCAACCAAATGAGCAACGATATCGTCGAAGTCCCGTTCAACGGGAGCATGATGATCGCGCAAAGGTTCGATGACGGTGAAATCTACACTGCGTTGAAACCTATCTGCGAGAACATCGGCATCGCATACAACGGACAGTGGGAACGACTCAACAGAACGCCATGGGCAACCATTCGTATGATACGAACAGTTGGCGCAGACGGCAAACAACGTGACATGGTGGCAATCAGCCGCAAGACGTTGACCATGTGGCTCGCCACCATCGACACGAACCGACTCAGCGACGAACAGGCACGCCACAACGTGACCGTCTACCAGCAGGAAGCCGCCGAAGCCCTCGACAAGTATTTCAACGAGGGTGGCGCAATCCGTGTTTCCGATGCTGATTCCGATGAAGACATTATGGCCCGTGCGGTACTCGTCGCGCAGAAGACCATCGAACGCAAGAACCAGCAGCTCCAAGCCAAGGACGAGCAAATCAGGGAACTGGAGCCGAAAGCCAAGGCGTTGGATGACTTCACCAACGTTCCCGATACTCTGCTTGTCCGTGACGCGGCGAAACTCCTAAGCAACGATTCCAACATTCAGATCGGTGAGCATGAGCTGCGCCAATGGCTCGTGGATAACGGTTGGATTTACCGGCAGCCTAACCAGTCGTGGTGCGCGGCGTCAAGTCGCGTGAGGCAAGGCCATATGGTCATGGTGTCCTCCCGTTCCCACGGAATCCACAAGGATGGCACGCCATTCGCCTATCCGCCGACCCCGAAGCTGACACGCAAGGGATTGGCGCTTATCCACCAGCGGTTGTCCGAACAAAGTTTCGAGCGAGTGCTTGACGCGGAGGTGGCGGCATGACGTTGTTGAATCCTCCGGCGCCACCACAGGAGTTCGTTCTTGACACTGGCGGACACTGCGTGTTCCGCATCAACGAGCGGAAAGGCGCATCCATCGTCGAAAAGGACGGAAAAAAGACGAGCACATTGTATGCGATTCCAGAATCGAAACTGGCTGCGTTCATCCAATGGGCTTCCGACGTTCACGGTCAATCACGATAGGAGACAGTAATGGAAGACGATTACAAGACCCGCATGGTCGAGGAGTTCCACGAACTCAAAGACAGAATCAACAAGATCAACGACATCATCGAAAAATACAATAACGGCCAACGGGGACACATAACCGTAAGAGAAGCCTCCCTGATGATGGCTCAATCCTATATCATGCAGGATTACGCGCTGGTCCTCTTCGACCGTCTCACAGTAGTGGGCATCAACCCCGAATCCGACGACGTGGAACCGGAGGAGAAGCCACTGCCACCTGAACCGCAATCGCATGGATTCTTCATTCCACGCGACGGCTCGCCATACCTGATTCTCCATGACATGGACGACACATGGTCATACGTGAAGAACAAGCCGGGCGTCATGAGCAAAATCCACAATTGGACTGAACTTACCTACGGTGTCAACTTATTCAGTGGATACCGCCACTGGAACGAACTGGTCAAAGACTTCCAAGATTCAGCGTTCCCTCTCATCCCGTTGAACTTCTCAGGTATGCCGGCCATCGCCAAGGCGCTCGCCGACAACAACTGATTCTTCCCCATCCGCCTGCAACCCGGATGGGGACCCATAAGCTTCGCCAGCCACTCCGATAAACAATCAAACAGTGGAAAATTGAACGTTTATCGAATATCCACGTTCACCGGCTGGCAAAGATGGAACATCCCATGATGTCCCATGCCGTGGCTGAAACATATCCAAACGAACCGTCACAAGCGTTTGCATACACGCGCCGCCACGGCAATCGTCCAAGCCCACACAGTGGGAACAGGAACCGTACCACAAGACCATCGCCAATCGAACCAGACACCACACCTTCTCCTTTCTAAAAGGCATAAGACGATGATCTTGAACGGTTCGCGGTCCGAATCCGCGCTTGGACGCCAGCGGCATGACGTCAACGCCACCCATCGGGACGAAGTTTTTCACTTGGTTTTCTCCGCCCCGCATCGGGACCGATGGTCGGCCAGACTGGTTTTCCTTATTTTCCCAGTCGCCCCGCACACCCTTTTGCGAGCCAACCGTCCAGCGTCATGCCGCAACCCGCCTACACCAACCACCAATCCAAGGAAGGAGCACACACAAATTGACGGCACCCATCATCTTCGAAGACGGCATCCTCACCAAAGACGAGGCAATCGCCTTCACAAAAGTAGGAAAGAAAACATTCGAAGACCTGTACGGATTCCTCGGATACCAATCAGGCCAAAACAAACTCTTCACAAAAAAGGAACTCCTACTCCGATTCTACGAAATCAAGGACCAAGCAAAGGAGACCAAACAATGACCACCAGACGACTAGTCACCCCGAAAGACATACGCGACAGACAATTCCGACCCTCATTCCCATTCACGGGATACGACGCCAACCAAGTTGACGACTTCCTAGACGACTGCGCGCTCACCATCCACACCCTCTGGAACGCAAACCGGAAACTCGCCACGGAAAACAGACGACTCCAACACGAGAACCAAACCCTCAAAACCGACGTGAGCTTCTACAAGCTCGCAGTAGACACCATCGAACACCAAACAAAGGAACAACAATGACCAACACCCCCAAATACGACTTCAGCAGCCTCCGCCCCGACGAACTCAACTCCACCATCGCCGGACTCACCGCACTGAACAAACGAAGCGCCGAAGCCCTCAAAGCCGCAAAGGAAGAATGGCGGCGCTCGCATGACGGCGGCGATAATGAGCGCGCCATGTTCGCCGGACTGGATGCGGGTGAAATCAGTCTCAGCAAAGGCACCGAAGGCCATTACGAGGTCGTTGACGAGCGTGCGTATGGCGCAATGCTGCATGACAGCAAGTTCCTCATCCCCGGTGGGAAAGCTGCGGCGGAGGACGTGTGGATGCCACGCCCCGAAGCGAAGTCGGAGGCATATCTGAAGGACATGATCGCGGACCATGACGGCGAACTCCCACCCGGCGTCGAGTTCAAGCCGGGACGCGCCCAGACCGTCACGCTTCGCACCACGAAAGGATTCGTGGACAAGGCTTTCACCAGCGAGATAGCCCCGAAGATGTTCCAGATGCTCACTTCGACCAAGGAAGAGTAGCCATGTGCAAAAGCCTTACCATCACCAACGAGCAGGACACTTGGAGCCGCGCCCAGCTCGCGGCACTGTCCCAGCTTGGAGTGCAGAACGCGCAACAAGCCGACTTGGCAGTGTTCCTGCACCAATGCCAGCGTACAGGACTTGACCCTTTCAGTCGTCAAATCTACCTGATCGAACGCCGTCAGAAGCAAGGCAACGAATATGTTTCCAAGCAGACAATCCAAGTCGGCATTGACGGTTTCCGTCTCATCGCCCGCCGCGCGGCGGACAGGAACCATGAACTGTTCAGCGAACCGGAAACCCTCTGGTGCGGAGAGGATGGCGTCTGGCATGACGTGTGGATCGCCCAGACCCCTCCGGTCGCGGCGAAAGTCACCGTCCGTCGAGGAGAAGGCGAGTTCACCGGCGTGGCCCTCTACAGGGAATACGTCGGAACCCGTTACGACAAGAATCTCCACAGGCAGGTCCCCACCAGCATGTGGACCTCGAAACCGGTGACCATGATCGCGAAATGCGCGGAAGCCCTCGCATTACGCAAGGCGTTCCCGCAGGATTTGAGCGGCCTGTACACGACTGACGAGATGCAGCAGACCAACAACGAGACCGAAGAGGAAATGGTCGAAGCCGAAGTGGTTGACGAGCAGCCACGTCAGAAGCCACGGCAATACGCTCCGCAGGTCCGTCAAGGCCAGCCGGAGCAGACCGCTGCCCAGGCTCCACCCAAGGGCCTCGCAAGTCCAGACCAGTTGAAGACAGTCACCGACATCCTCCGCGCCTGCCAGATCAAACCGGATGAAGCTGACGCGTTCATCCAGAAAATCCTCCACGACCAGACGGTCACAAGCGTGAGCCTCACGGCGGTGCAGGCACAAACATTCATCAACGAATACCACAAGCACATGCAGCAGCAAGGAGCAGCACGATGAAATACGACCCGAAACACCTCACCTACGAGGACGCGTTGGAAATCGAAAAGCGTGGACTGGCCGTTACCGCCAAGAATTTCGAGGACGGTAGCCCGCACACCGGTCCGTTAAGGCATATGACTCTTTCCGATGCCTTGAAAAGCGCCGACATGGAGACGCGTCTGATGATGATCGCGGCCATCACGACGTCCGGACTCGAATACTTCTACATCGCCGTCCGCGAGCCTGGTTTCAACTATGATCTGCCCGCCATCGTCTTCAGGCGTGACGGCAGCATCGATGACAACTACATCATCGGCATCGAGGACCAGTCCACGAGCGGCGTCGAAATCAACGCCGACGAGCTGATGGACAGACTCGTCAAACAGGAGACGCCCGCCGCCGACGCGGACAAGTCCACAAGCGACCGGCAGACGGACGAGTGGAAGGCGAAGCTCCCGAAGGGCCTCGGCATCTACAAGGCCGCGACCGGCAGCGTGTGGCTGCATTCCGGCAACATGTGGACCCCGATTCTGAACCGGTACGGCAACGTGCCACCATCAGCCACACCACAGGACGAGACAGGGTTCGCCATCAGCTCGCACAAGGCGAAACGCTTCCCGTTCGAGAAGGTCAACCTCGCGAAGCTCCCCACCGAGGAAGGGTATTACCTCAGCAAAGACAGGACCAAACTGTTCCTGCTCGACCGTGACGGCTTCTGGACGCTCGTCGCATACATGGGCGCGAGATTGGACGACGGATACTTCGCTGACACGGACAAGTGCTCCCCGTGTGACGACCTCGAATACGTTCCGGTCGCCAGCCATCTGCGCGTAACCGAACGCAACATGCGCGAGTACGCGCCCCTCTCGAAGGCGAAACTCGGACTGCGCAAGCCAAGGCTGAAAAGTGTCCCGATCTGCGAGGCGGGCCGATGAGCATATCACGAAGGGCTGGCTGCACGTGCGCGTACTGCGTGCACGCGAACCCTATCCATACGGGACTCATCCCGTACTGCCAGCGGTGCGGCGAATCATCCTGTCCGCACGCGCGAAGCCACATGCTCATGTGCAACGTCGAAGCGGCCAACCGCCACAAGACGGCTGACGGTCTCAGAAACATGAAACCCAAAGACCAGCAGGGATGGGTCGGACTCAAATCCCATCCACGACACGACAAGGAGAACATCAAATGACCACACCGACCATCACCCTCGTGGGACGAATCGTCAAAATCAAAAAGGACGGCAACCTGTTCAACGCCGGAACCACGAAGAACGGCAAGAACTACATCCAGTTCCGCATCCTCTGCTCCAACAGGGTCAAGAACCCGGACGACTCATGGGGTTACGGCGCATCCTGCTCACGCACCTGCGAAGCATGGAACGATCTCGCCACGCACATCCAGAACAGCATCAAGGAAGGCGACGAGTATATCGTCATCGGCAACGAGTCCGATGATCGTTTCGATGATTCGTCCGGCGTCACCCACTACACGCAGAAGGTCAACGTCCGTGAGATCGGTCCGAGTCTCCGATGGGGCACCGCCCAGCTGGTGAACGCAAGCCAGCAGTACGGACAACGCCAGGCCGCATCCGCTCCCGCTCCCGCCATGCCGCAGCAGGCAGGCCCAGACCAGTGGAGTGGCAGCGGATTCGACGGATTCGGACAGCCCGCAGGAGAACCGGCGTTCTGATGTCACGCAACCGACAGTCGGCCAAAAAAGCCGGAACCGAAATGGAAACGGCGGTGGAACACTACCTGCAATGGGCGTTGAACGACCAACGCATCATCCGCCGCCGTCTCCACGGCAGCAACGACGAAGGCGACATCGCCAACATCTTCTTCCACGGTCAACCCGTATGCGTCGAAGTCAAGAACACCAAACTCCTCAACGCCACGAAACACTACAACGAGGCGGCTGAGGAGGCCGGAAACCTTGACAGCCCCTACCCGTGGGTCGTGCAGAAGAAGCCACGCGTCGGCCTGTCCACATTCGAACGAATCGGCCAACAGCTCGCATACACGGATTCGGAAACCTACCACACCATGTGCGCGTTGGCCGGACGGTTCACTGAAAAATTCGACATCGACCTCATCGGGCGGAGCAGACAATACGTCTGCATCACCTTGGAGAACCTAGCACTCATCCTCAACGACGGACTGCCACTCGGACCGGAAGGATAATCATGATCGCGATAGTCGCCATATGCGCCATCGTCGTCAGCGTCATCGGATTCGTCATCATGCTCGGCTCCGTTGACCTCATCGACAGTAACAGGCCGTCAGGCGACTGGCTGTGGATATTGGGCATGACCCTAATCAAGGGCGGTGTGATAACCATCCTCATCGACATCGGGATAGGACTCATGACATGACGGGAGAATCTGAAGTGAGGGACGGCTACACCCGACTCGACAACGGATTCTGGGCCGACGCGAGGATATGCAGGCTCCGCGACGAAATGCCAAGGGCCGCGCTCATCTACGTCATGGCATTGAGCTGGTGCAGCTGCAACCTCACGGATGGAGACATCGACACCGACCAGCTGACGTACACGCTTGGCGCATCCGAACAGGAGATCGAAACCCTCATCGACATCGGCCTGTTCCAACAGACCATCACCGGCGTGCGCATCAACGAATACCAGTCGAACGGGAACCACACCAGAAAAGAACTCGCCGACCGGACGGCCCGCAACACGGCAAGCAAACGCCGAAGCCGCGCACGGCAGGCATCCGACGACAAGTATTCCGCCGATTTCGAAACCTTCTGGAAAGCGTATCCACGACACGTTGACAAGCGTCCAGCCTGGAAAGCATGGAAGAACGCCATCCAAGACACGGGCGCGGACACCATCATCAACAGCGCCCGAGCCTATGCCAGACAGGTCGAGATCGAAGGAACCGAACCCAAATACGTCAAATACGCGGCCACATGGCTCAACGCGGCGGGGTGGGAAAACGAATACGACATCCGACCATCCCTCACCCTCCGCACCAATCCGACCATGATGAGCCGCAACGAATCGAACCGCATGGCGAACCTCAACAGGGCATGGCAGTACATGAGCGACGAGGAACGCCAACGGGCGATGGGAGGAACAGGATGATAACCAAAGGAGAGGCCGCGATGCTGCTGACCACGATCAACGCGCATCACGGCAACGCCCAATGGGACGACCTGCAATTGGACGAGTTCTACCGCGAACTCGACAAGCGCAACAACATCCAAGACATGCGGACGGCGGTCGTGAGATTCTATGCGACCAAATCGGACAAGTGGATGCGTGCCGCCGACATCAACATCCTCTGCAAGAAAATCCGCGCAAGCCGGATTCCCGACGAGAACACCATCCAACAGCTCGCCGCCAAGCATCACGTCACGGCGGACGACTATTGGGAGTTCAAACGTCGCGTCGTCTTCGGCACCGCGCGGGAAGCCCAAGAGTTGGGCGAAGCCGTCAGCAAAGCCCTCGAACAGGCCGACCGTCCGCAAATCGCATCCAAACCCATCGCACGCCAGCCAACCGTGGACGACGATCTGGGAGACCTGTTCAAAACACCATGAGCAAATGGAAGGAAACCAACAAGTACGGCATCCACGAAAGCAAAGCCGCCTACCGGCATTACACGCGGCGAAGGGACAAGGAAGCTGAAATCCTCAAGGAACTCGAACCCAATCCGCCAACGCATGTGGACCTGACCGGACTGGAAACCTATATCCAACGATTACGTGAATCCAAGGAGCCAACAATGGACGACAATTATCTCATCTGGTTCGACGTCGAAACCAGCGGACTCGACCCAATGTCCGACAATCTACTGGAAGTCGAAGCCAGAATCACCGACATGAAGGGCCTTCAGGTGCCATTCGCCGACGACCACCTGATATTCCATAGGGTCATCCGTTTCGATGACAATACGCCAATCCGCGCGTTCAACAGCACGACCATCGACATGCATTCCAGAAACGGACTCATCAGCGAATGCATGAACGCGAAAGACACGCTCAAAAACGTGGACAAGCAGATGGCCGTCTGGCTCATCGACACGGGCCTCGACCCCGGTCTCATGCATCCGGCCGGAACCAACGTCCACTTCGATATCCGATGGCTCGACGTGAACATGCCCAACACGAGCGGCATCCTCCACAAGCTCAGCCACAGGCGGCTCGACCTTACCAGTTTCCGACTCTTGGAACTGGCTCAAGGCGGCGACCCATACGATTGCGGACACGAAACCACGCATCGCACAACCGACTGCCTAAACCGCGACATCTCCGAATACGAAACCATCAGCAACCAGCAAGGACAGTGAAATGACCCTAGAAACCCTTGAAATCCAACCGCTCACCCCAAACGCCACAGTCACAAGGGCGCACGATTCGGACGCCGGACTCGACCTACACTGCATCGAAGACTTCCACATCGACGGACTAGGCCGCATCATGGTGGGAACCGGCATCGCCATCGACCTGCCCGAAGGCTACATGGCACGAGTCTGTCCACGTTCCGGCCTTGCCAGGAATTACGGCATCGACATCCTCGGCGGCATCATCGACGCCGGATACCGTGGCGAGATCAAAGTCATCCTGCATAACACGTCAACTAGCCGCGTCAACTTCCGTTGCGGCGACCGTATCGCGCAACTCGTCATCACGCCGGTGGAAACCCCCAGAATCCGCAAGGTCGTCAACTTTACCGACACGACGGAACGTGGAGGAAACGGATTCGGCTCGACCGGACGATGAACGACGGGAACCAGTCATGAAACGAAACATCTACAACATCCACGGACAACGATTGCGAGACACACAAGCGTCAATGCTTGTCCGCATCGTCGAAACGCATCGAATGCCATCATCCGCGGCCTATGCGAAACCGTGGGCCACGTTGGGTTCCCTCATCGACAGGCGTCTCATCATCCCCCTCGCGGACGGCACCTACAAGCCGACCAAGCAAGGCATCGAGACCGCCGACGCGATCAGACGATTGGACAGGGGAGAGCCAATACGACGGACAAACATCGCGGAACGTGGCATCAACAGGAACTTCAACAAGTATTGGGACGACTACTACTCGCATCCACTCACATACGAATACCACCCCACATTGGAAACAATCTGCGAAAGGAGCCGATGATGTGGACGCTCAGCCCGAAACAGCAGGAAATGCTCACTGACGTGAGCAACATGCAAGGCCAATACCAGGCCGTCGATAACCAGACAAGCAGGGCACTGCTTCGTAATAAGTTCATCCGTCAAGTGAATGACCGATTCGAGACGACCAAGGAAGGAGAACGACTGCACATGAAAATCGTGCATCAGGCGTTCGAGAAGGCAAGGATGGCGTTAAATGACTGACAATATCAATCCATCGCATTACAAGGATGGCCCGTTCGAATGCATCGAACTATCCCGCCTGCTGTCAAGCGACTGGGGGCAAGCCGTCCAATACTGCTTCAGGTGGCAGCACAAGAACGGTGTAGAAGACCTGAAAAAGGCGCTCTGGTTCATCAATGATGCGCTCGACCATAACGTACCGTTCCTTGCCGCGCACTGCGGACAGAACGCCGACATCATCGAAGCCAGACCAATCAGGCTTCTCGGCATTCTAGAAGCCGAGAACTGGGCCGATCTCGAACCATTCTGGAATGAAATCAAGTGGGGATGCTACAAGAAGGCGGCCAAAGTGCTGACCGAAAAGATCAATGAAATCGAAAAGGAAGGAAAGTAATCATGGAACATATCGTGCAGTTCGCCATCAACATTGACGACAAGACCATTCAGAACCGTATCGAGGAACACGCCTACACGGACGTGCTCAACAAGCTCACCAAAGAAGCCACGGACACTGTTTTCGCGCACACGAACGCGTATTCGCGGGAAAACATGTGGAAGACCGTGCTGGTTGGCGCTTTGCAACGCTTCCTCGAAGAACGCAAGGACGAGATCATCGACAAGGCCGCGAACATGCTCGCCGACCGGTTCCAACGGACGAAGAAGTATCGGGAAGCCATGGGAGCCACCATCGCAAAGGACGGTGAGTGATGGATAAGACGCGTGTGGCCCTCACGGCGATCAGCTGCATCACGGTGGTCTTGATTTTATTCATTTGTGGAATGTCACCCAATATCGACAAGAAGACCAATACGGGTTTCCAAATGGAAACGGTCAAGACCGGTGACGTGACATGGGCCTGTCTGAAGCATAACGGCGAATACATCGGCTGCAACACGGTGGAGACGGTCAAATGAATGTTTTCGCAGGCAAGACCGGCTACATCATCTGGCCGCAAGGCGATACGGGACTGCACACATGCCGCGTGTACGACTCACCGGATGAAGCTGAGAGCGCGGCACGTTCCAAAGCCGACTTCTACCACAGGCCGTATGAGGTGCGTACCGCTTATGAGAGTCCGGCAAGAACCATCAGAACAATCAACCCAAGGAGACACCAATGAGCGACAGAGTGAAAGTCGGCACGAGCAAGGTCACGTTCCGTGTGCGCGCGTTCGACTATCCGCAGATCGAACTCGCATCCGTCGAAGTGGATGTGCCGATGTACACGAAGACGGACAACAAGCTCGACAACATGCAGCAGGGACATGTCACGGCGGACGTGCCGGACGGTTTCAACGAGAAGGTCAAAGACGCATTGCAGGTGTTCGCGGACACTCTACAGGCATCGTTCAACGAAGAAGGAGAGTGAAATGTTGAGAAGCATTGATTTCAAAACAATGCCTTACCTGTTTACCGACAAGGCTGGCACTTGTCTGACCGTGGAGTTCGACGGGAGGGAACTGGATGACATCTACAAGCAGGTGAAAGCCATGTACGATCAGGCGCACTCGTCTGATGACATGCCCACCGAACCGGGCTGGTATGCGACTCGGGATGGTGAAGACCTGTTGAGCTACGACGGTGACGCTTGGCACATTCACAATATCGACTGTGATGCGCAATTGTTCACTGACGGGGATTTGGAAACGATGGACTGGAGCGTGGTCAAACGCACGTTCGATGCTGACGCTTTTCCGCTGATACCAGTGAATCTTAACGATACATCTCGTGCGGAGCGTCGGTTGACCAACCTCACCAACTTTTTGCACACGCTCATTCATGAGTGTGAGACAGTGCGGGACAACCCATCTTCCGACAAGCATACGAAAGACATCGAGAATGCCGTCTGCGGGACTGGAATCAATTTCGCCAAAGACCTGCTCGCACGATTGGAAAACGGGGTGTTCGACCATGAACGTGCATGAAAGCCTATCCGACTGGCGGTCGCTGCCCATGAGCATGCTCGACGGGCATAGGGCGATAATCCAACTCAACGAAGGCACGATCATCGACGGGTATCTGAGATACGTGCCTTCGAAACTCCGCAAGGAATTACGAGGCGCGACGGAAGGAATCTGCGAATCATTGATGGTTGAAGGCGTGTACCAGCCGGTCATCATCAGCGTGAACGCAGGCGGAAAGCATGTGGTTGATGGCGTGAAGGCATTGAACATACTCAAGGAGGTGAGCGCATGAGCGACCAATACGCGGTCAGCATCCGTCATAGCTACACCATGCCGGATGAGACATTCTATGGATATGAGCTGGTCTTATGGCATTGGGACGTGATCGAGAACACTTGGCTGTTTCGTGCGACACGCGAATACCCAGTATCCAAGACCGTCTCACGGAAACAAGCGTTGGAACAGGCGCTTTACGACGCTGAGGAATTGGCTCGAATCTTCCAATGCAAAAACTATGGAACCAACGAAGAAGGAATGTGGGGAGGCCGTGAGTGATGTTCGGGCGTAAGAAGAAGCCCCAGCCCAAGAGTTATCTTCGATGCCCTTACTGCGGTGACGCGCCAATAATAGTTAGCGGCAAATGCACATATCACAATCCACGTCATACCGTCTACCGGTACGAGTGCGTATTGAAGTGTCTTCAAGGCGAGGTCTGTCAGACTGCCGAAGATGCGTTCAACTCGTGGATACGCGCTGTCGCACGCTATTACGACGCCGAGAGTGCGATAAGACAATTCTGCGAGCAGAAGAAGGATGAATGATGTGCGTGAGACTCGGCTTCATTAAACCCGGTTATGCAGAGGTCTACTGCGCCCATTGCGGTTATTGCATCGGATATGTCCACCGCGAAGAGGTGATCGTGTCCACGAACCTCGATACCGGGCGGCAAACCACTGTGAACAGGTGGTTTCCGGAAACGAATGATGGCGACGCATGGAGCAGGGCGCATGGCGGCGGCTTCGCGGATAGGACCGATGAAGAATCCAATCGACTGTTCACGTCCGGCTGGGCCACTCGCGGTGAGGCTGTGAGAATGCTCAAATGCTTGGACTGCGAGGAGAAGACAACATGAGTCTGGATGATGTTTGCTGGAATATTTCAAGCGTGTTCATCGTCATCACCTTGGGAGTGATAGCGATACTCTGCGTACTCACGCTATTAGGCGTGTTCGTATGCATCTTCGACCATGACGATAAGAACGATAAGAGCAGTAAGGAATAACAATGGCGACGAACGTGACTGAGAAAGACAAGACACTGCATGAGGTCATCGACTTTCTGCAAAAAGAGTGGGATGCAGCTAATAACGCTTCTGATAATCCAGACGAAGAAGTGTACGACTTTTACGACGGAATGACGACGGCTTACGAGCATGTAATCAATTACTGCCGTCACATGCTCGGCTATTCCGGCACCATGCCTTCCGAGGTACCCAATCAAAGCGAGGACGCGAAGGAATAGTTATGTGGTTCAAACGCAGACGCAACGAATATGGGTGTCCAATGTGCGGCAGACTACCAGTAATCAAGGCATCGCAAACGGAAAAATACCACGAGAGCCGCAAAGTAAGGACAACACTCACAGTCTACCGGCTCCAATGTCCACGTGGACATATCTCTACCAGCTGGTTCAGCCACGCCGCACTCGCAAGCAGGCAGTGGAAAGAACTCGTGGACGAGTACAAGGGGAAGGATACGAAATGAGCGCGTATCAGCCTGTTCTTGACCCCGCCTGCGGCGGCCGAATGTTCTGGTTTGACAAATCGGATGATCGGGTGCTTTTTGGTGATGTGCGTGATGAGAGCTGGGAATTGTGCGATGGGCGTAGGTTCGATGTCAAGCCGGACATGCTGATGGACTACCGCGACCTGCCGTTCCCCGACGGGACGTTCCGCATGGTGGTGCTCGACCCGCCACACCTGCGCAATGCGGGGGAAACGAGCTACATGGCGCAGAAATACGGTTGCCTCGACCAAGAGACGTGGAAAGCTGACCTCAAGACCATGTTCAGCGAGTGCTTCCGCGTCCTGAAAGAGCATGGAGTGTTGATTTTCAAATGGAATGAGACACAGATACCCGTATCGCAGATTCTCAAGCTCACAGCGCACAAGCCACTCTTCGGCAACAAGCAGCCGAACCGCACGGGAACACACTGGATTGTCTTCATGAAGGAGGACGCGAAATGAATAAACGGTACAAGGTTTGCCCACTTTTTTGGAGTGATTACGGCGATGAGCGCACCTTGATGAATATGGGTGTGTTTGAAAAGTTGCTGAACGAGGGTTGGCAGATTCTGCGGGTGGATACCATGCCGACAACGGAATTGCGTGATAACGCCGTCACAGCGACGAACGTCTACATCCTTGAGAGGGAGGCTAATGATGATTAGTCAATACGACAAGGACATGTGTTGCCTGTATATCGCTGAGGGGATGAACTACATCTGGCAACAACGAGAGAACCAAGAGCTTTCCCGAATACTTGAATCATTGGCCGATAGGAAGCTCATGAAGCGTGTCCATGGCGGGTATGCGATCACGCTCAAGGGATTGTTGGCAGTCAAGGTGTGGAGACTTCACCTGTTCCTGTTCCATCACGGTGAATACAAGTACTTCAGGAGGAAGAAATGAGCAGGGCTGAGACCACCGCCATGCTGTCCAAGCTGGTGGAGAAGAGGTTGAGGAATCAGACCGCTTTTTGGGCGAGCGAGGTCAATTTCGACCGTAACACGCCCGACGAAAGGCGCGTGGACTACGTGGGCTTCAAGCCCTGGAACATCAACGGTGAGCCGGTGCCCGCAAGCGTCGAGAAAGGCTGCTTCGAGTTCTACGAGGTCAAGTCATGCATGGCTGACTTCACTAGCGGCAACGGACTGACGTTCTACGGCGATCAGAACTATCTGGTCTGCACGAAGGAACTGTGTGACGAGATCGTATGGCAGAAGATGGTGCCGCCGCGAGTGAACGCGATTCTGACACCGGATTCGACCGGCTCGAAACTGATTCTCGACTATGTGCAGTCCTACAACGACCTGTCATACAGGAGGCGTCCGGCAAGCGAAATCCTGTGGGCCATGGTCAAAGCTAACGGAAAGAGGACTAATTGAGCATCATGCTTGACGAGGCCAACGCTTACGAGCGTGGCATGGATGATGATTTGACTTTTCAGACGGTTCGTGAGCTTGCCGGTACAGCGTACATGGCCGGACGTTCCGCTCCACCAACCGACGCCGAGGTGGAGGCCGTGGCGAAACGGCTCTGCTGGAACAGCTGCGAATGGGATGGCATCGAAAGCGACTATGTGGCGAAGGACGAAGACGATGCATGGGATTACGCCGGGGAAATCTGTGGCTATCGGGAAGACTTCATCGATCGGGCGAAGGAAGTACTCGAAGTGGAACGACATGCGGTGACGGAATGAGACGGGATTATGTGTACGGGTATCCCACCAAGGATGAAAGCTCAGTGCGATGCTTCGTCGCGGTATCCTGCGGTAGCGGATGCGATCATCCGCATCCGAAGGTCACATTCCACTCCGACCTGATGTACTGCATGGACTGTCATAAATGGTTCCTACCCGTGTACGCCAGTGAAGTCGAGCTTTTCCATTGGAAACCATGCTCAGTCTTACGCGCGCGAATATTCCATCATCGGGCATACGAGAGAATCATCAAGCAAATCAAGGAGACGAAATGATAGGAAACAAGAATATTCAACGAGGGCTAATGGCCGTGCTTGTGTCCGTGACAATGGTTTTCCCACTGGCCGGATGCGGTAATGAAGCGGATGCTGACGATGTTGAAGACGGTAGCAACTGCATTGATGTGCGAGGCGACTTCACGGCCGATGAGTGCAGAATCGAGTTGCACGACGGCAGAACCGTGACATGCATCAACTTCGACACCTACAAGGGTGGAGGCGGTCTTTCCTGCGATTGGGACAATGCTAGCGGCAAGGACGTGGAAACGAAATAATGGAACATGAGCTAATCCCCGTATACACGAAGTTCAACGGTAACGGTGTGCGTGTGCAGAATGATTCTAAACTCATCGACTATTTGGACGATGGGTGGAAAATCATCAACGTCACGGCAGCGAACCCACTGGCATTGGACAATGAAGCCGTCGTGTTGTACGTGATCGAAAAGGAAAAGAAATGAGCGCGTATCCGTCTTATCGAATCCGTCAGCAAGTGCTCAACATGGATGCGATAGGATACGATGCCAACGAGATCAGCCGCCTGCTCGACATCGACAAGCGGCTCGTGCTCGACATCGAATCCCACCGGCTCCAACAAGACGACCATCCGCAACAGGATACGGAACAGCCAACGTTAATCTGACACACACACTATACTGGACAAGTCGCCCAACGGTTGCAAACAAAGGGTTGAGGCAACAAGACCAAACACACCCAAAACGCAACCAAGGAGCCAACACTTGACGCAAACCACATGCGCGGCATGCTGGAAAACAACCGACGACAAGCATATCCTCTGCACATCCTGCGAAACCCAACTCCAATTCGATCTGCAATGGTTCGAAAACCACCTGCAAGACCTCGAATGGCGCACAAACCGCATGGACAAGACAGGCAACGGCGGAGGCGGCGGACATAACGGACTCGCCACCTCCCCGGCACCATTACGCGAAACCGCGTTCGAACTCATCGAAGGCAACGGCATGGACGACATTCCAAGCCTCCGTGACATCATCAACGAATACGCGCGATGCCTGAACGTGACCGCACCATACGACCGGAAACTCGAAACACTCATCCGCAACATCCGGCTCACCGACAAGTGGAAGACCAGCAAGGCAACACCAACCTACGCGCGAATCATCCACCGTATCCGCCGTAAGGCCCAGGAACTCCTCGACTTCACCCTCGAAGACCAGATCATCATCGGCGAATGCCCGACCGACGACTGCCATCGCATCGTGAAAGTCATTCCAAACGCCACGTTCGCACCGAAATGCCCCGACTGCGGTCAAGTGTATCCGGTCTCCACCATCCGTGAGAACAGGCGACGCAAACTCCTCGCCACGCACATCACCGGCACGCAGACCGAAATCCGCAGACTGCTCCTGCAATGCGGCATCATCGTCAAACCCGGCACCATGCGCAGTTGGGTCAGCAGGGGAGACCTGAAACCCGTCACGCCGGTCAAAGACACGCGCAAGCAACGCTACCGACTGTCCGACGTGTACAAGCTCGCCGTCAGAAACCCCGAAAAGGAAACGAACATTTGGATGCTCCTACAGGAGGAACAAGCATGAACATCGACCTCTCCAACCCGCCATACGCGGTCAAACTCAATGATCTCGGATTCGCATACTCGCACACCGACCGTGAGAAAGGCATCATCGTCTACACTCACGCCGACCCCAGAATGGTCGGCTCCAAATGGGTTGACCAGTGGGACGACGTGGAATGCATCATCGACTTCGAAGACGAGAACTGCATGAAACCATTGTCATTCACGTTCAAGAACCTTCGCAACGGCGTCAGTAAGACCATTATGGCAAGCAATCTCGCCCTAGTGGAAGAAATCATCCGATGACCGCCACTATCAGCATCACCGACAAGGGCAAGACCATCACCTATCACGCGCATCACATGCGAGACCAAATCGAACCAGTCAAACAGTACGGCATGTTCGGAGAACGATTGGACGTCCGAAAGAAACTGCACGTTCTCACTTTCTACACGGAGGATTGAATTGAACGTCAACATCAAATGCTCGCCAATCCTACTGCTATTGTCCGGCGTGCTGGCACTCCTGAAGATCATGGGACTATTCCCATACTCGTGGATATGGGTGATAGCACCCATTTGGATACCACTACTCGTACTGGCCGGTATCACAGTCATCCTGATAATCGCCTGGCTAATCGGTGTCATCGGCGGGACCCATCTCGAACAGTTCGGAGACTAATTGCAGATCAGCGGTAACACCAGTAACGGGGATGTGGCGTGCGTCATTGACACGACACAGGACAGCACCACCAAGGAGGCACAATGAAAGTACTCGACTTCACCAAGGAAACAGACGAACTGGCAAACAAGCTGATAAAACTCGGATTTCATTATCAAAGCACCGACAAGGAAGAGCGTCCGTCAAAACCCGCACGACTGATAACCACATGGGCGAACGTCATGAATGGCGTGACCCTGCAAATCATCGATACGTATGACGAATGCCGTGGCGAAAACTACGAACTGATTACAATACCGCGCAAATACGTCAGGATAACCGATGATTGCACTAACATAAGCGTCACCATGTCGGTCGAAGAGTTCATGGAATTGGAACGGATCACGAACAGCAGCGGCAGCACATTCCCACGCCCGGAAACATCCTTCAAAAGAATTGCCAACGAGAACTAGGAGACCACGCGGAATGAGCGAGACAATCACAGCGGACCATCTGAACGCCACGCACTTAGGCGAGCGAATCACCATCAACGGCAAGCATGGCACCGTCGTGTCAGGCAAACTGAAAAAAATCTGCGCCGACTACGCCATCATGCCCGATTTCGTGTCTTACGGCCCCTGCGAAGAATACATGCCAAAACCATTGAGGTACAGGAAAAACGTTCACATCATCCTGCACTTGTCGAACCAAGTCAACGACGATATCAAAGCAACCGTACACGAGAACACGGAACTACAGATAGAGGATGAACAGTGACATCACCAACCACCAAAGAACTGCTCATGCGCGTGATCGCCGTGGAATCACCGAAACTGTTCGACGGGTCAGACAACGAGCCAATCGAAGTGACCTCCTACTCCTTTCAGGAAGAAGGAATGCGTCTCTGCGATACATGCGACTATTCGGAATTACTGCTCATAGGATACCGAACACGTGGCGGGAAAACGAAACATCTAAAGTACGAGTACTTCGACCTATCCGACCTGCTCAAAACATTGGACAAGTGGGATAGACAACACGACGATACGAGGGAGTCGGACGCATGAAATGGTTCACCAGCGACCTGCATTTCGCACACCCATTCGTGGCCGCGCTACGCGGTTACGCGCGACCAGGATACGCTCGCGACGAATCAATCAAACAACAGGCCGAACACGACGGCAGACAACTCAAGGATTGCGTTGACTGGCGTCGGCACGATGCCGACATCGTACAAGCGATAAACACATATGTCGGCAAGGAAGACGAACTCTACATCTTGGGAGACATCAGTTCCGGCAGCACGTGGAGCGTAGACCAGGCGATAATGCGCATCCAAAACCTGCATGTACCACGCAAGAACAGGCATCTGATTCTCGGCAACCATGAAATACACAGTTCCAGCCGCACGCTGGAAAAGTTGGCAAGCGTGTTCGGGGAAGTCGGACAAGTCGGATTAACCGACATCACAAGCGGAGACGGAACCCGAACATATCCAGTATTGCTGAGCCACTACCAATGGCGTGAGGACTTCAAAGAAGCGAAACCAAAATATCAATTCTCAACCAACTGGAACGACCCAAACCTAGCCAAATACGCGCTACCACGCATGAACAACACGCTGCTCCTGCATGGACATACGCACGCGCATGACCCGCTTGAGTTCGGCAGGCATCACAATGAGATCAACGTCGGATTGGACGCATGGCATTTCGAGCCAGTCAACGAAGCCGAATTGGTGGACAATTGGCTACACGCTGCGGTGACATTCTCCCCCGCCTTATGAGAGGCGGGGGCTTCCTGCTCAAGAACCCCAATGGGTTCAGTATCAACAGGCTATCCCCACATGCCCTGTGGTTCGCGCGTTGTTTTACGAGTCGCGCCGCTCGACGATTCTTCTGGCTTCGTCCCGGATGTTCAGGGCGGCGTTCATGTCCCGGTCGTGCATGACCCCGCACTGCGGGCACGTCCATTCCCTGACATCCAAGTCCTTGGTCTGCGGATTCCGGTAGCCGCAGTCGTGGCACAGTTGGCTCGACGGGAACCACCTGTCCACCCGTACCAGCCGTTTGCCTTGGCGGGCGAGCTTGTATTCCAACATGGTGCAGAACATGCCGTAGGCGTTATCCAACGTGCTTTTCGCCAGTCCGCTTTTCGCTTTGCGTCCGTTGGACAGGAAATGTCCGGGATGGTCGGGGTCGGGTTTCGGCTTGGGTTTTGAGGTAATGCCTTTCAGGTTCAGCGTCTCGACGGCCACCATGTCGTAGGCTGCCGCAATCCCGTTGGCCTTCTTGTGCTGCCAGTCGCGCCGCTGGTCGGCGGTCTTCTCCGACAGTCGGCCCACCCGTTGTTTCTGCCTGTACCAGTTGGCGGAGCCTTCGACCATGCGGGAGAGTCTGCGCTGCTCCCGAGCGAGCTTGTCCTGCGTTTTCCGATAGTAGCCCGGATATTCCGCTTTCTTCCCGTCGCTGGAGACGTACAGTCCGTGCGAAGCGTAGTCCAATCCGACGATGCGCACGGGTTCCACCTGTTCGGGCGTTTGGGTCTCGCGCTCGAACAGGATGGTCGCCGTGTATCTGCCGGACGGGCGATGTTCGACGGTGACTGATTTCAGTTTCCAATCGTTGGGGATGTGCTTGTGCTGGCGGACGGCGAGCCATCCGATTTTCGGTAGTTTCAGCCTCCTTGCCTTGTCGTCCAGTTTGATGTTGCCGCCGATGCGGTTGGTCGTATATGCGGCCTTCCCGCGTCGTTTCGACTTGTATCTGGGAAATCCTTTGCAGCCGTTGTCGAAGAACCTGCGGTACGCCTTCTCCAAGGCGAGTTGGGCGTTGCACAATGCCAGACTGTCCACCTCGCGTAGGAACGGGTACGTGTCTTTGTACAGGGCGGGCGTGGGGCGGCATGATTCCCATGTGGTCTGATAGTGGGCGATGCGGGTTTCGAGCATGAGGTTGTATACGAAGCGTGCGCAGCCGATGGTGCGGTCTATCAGCCGCGCCTGTTCTTCGGTGGGATATGCGCGGAACCTTACGGCGATATGTGTCTTCATGCTTGGGTTCGGCTCTTCTCGCCTTGGTTCTCGATGTATTTGCGTATCACCTCGACGGGTGCGCCGCCCGTGGTGAGCAGGCAGAAGCTACGGCTCCAGAAATACTCCTTCCAAAGCTTGCGTCTGATTCCGGGGAACTCCTGTTTCAGCAGTCGGCTGCTGGCGCTCTTGTACGCGTTGATGAACTTCGACAGTTCGGTCTTTGGCTGGGCGCGGAACAGGACATGCACGTGGTCCACGTCATGATTCCATTCCTCCAACGTGATGCCGTACTTGGGTGCGATGTACTCGAAAATCTCCCGTGCGCGATTGGAAATCGTGTCATCGAACACTTTGCGACGGTATTTCACGACGAGCACGAGATGATAATGCATGAGGAACACCGAATGATGATTCGATTCGAGTTTCACTGCAAACACCTCACTTCCGATATGTACGACTGAATGCCAGTATAGCATAAGAAGAAAACCGATTCATCCCCCGCCTACGCTAACGCTAAGAGGCGGGAGAATTCTCGGCAAAATCAGTTAAAAAGAAAACGTTGAAAACAAAGGGCGCGGCACCACCGCCACGCCCTGAAACCAAACAAACAGACTGAATGAATCAGACACCCGCACGCCTACATGCAGCGGCCTCAGCCTTGAAGAACGCCGCGAAAGCGTCGCCGATGGACGCATAAAACACGCCATCAACACGCCAGCCGTCATAACCGTCGAAAAAATCGGCAAGCTCAGCGCGCATAAGCGGCAACGCCTCACGACGCGACACCACGCTACGATGCCAATTATTATCGAAATGATCCGCAGCAACCCAAGCGTCGCGTTCCTTACGCGAGTCAAAAGACAACAGGCTACAATACGGCTCACCCTCAAAATTGGTAACGCCGACACCAAACTGCCAATACCCGGCATAAAAATGGATACTCATAACACACACTCCATTCCAGCCCCCTTGCTAAAATGAGAGGGCTTATAAATCGGTTTGTTTTAAGCGAAACCCCAAGAGTGATGCAACACTCTTGGGGTATTTTCATCAGACGGGGAACCCCGCCAAACACGTTCGAATAAACAAAATCCCGGCAGCCAAAGGCAACCGGGATTCATAAACGCGGCCTACGCGCCCAACGGCACGGCCTCCTCACGCGCGGTATCAGGTGCGACGTCTATATCGCCGTCACCCCACAACACCGTACCGAGACCAGCCCGCGCAGTAGCGAACACCGCAGGATCATTCAACCCAGCGAACGCCGGATAGCCAAAATACTTAGCCATATCCAAGACGCCGCTATAACCATCGCTGAACCTGACCGCCACACGGTGGCCGTCCAACGGAACAGCGTCAGTCACCAAAACAACACCGTCACACATGAATAAACCTCCTTACCTAAGCGGCTCGATGTGTCCGGGTTGCACATGGGCCTCAACACACTTCCAATTGGATTCGAGATCCTCACGGTGTATTTCAGCCCACGCCAATACCAAACGTTCCTGTTTCCTAGGCAAACCGCCCTTAATCAAATCGCCATCAAACGAGTACTTAGCCCAATGGCCATTATATTCCGCGTGAAAATGCTTCACGGGGCCATGGTCATTGGCATACATGTAAATGACGATACCGAAAAACCTGCTTATTCCCGGCAACTATGCCACCTCCTTACTTTCGCGCCGATACTATCGGCTGAACATTATCTTCTGCGGATCACTTAGAATCCGCAGAAGATTCAGAGTCAGAATCATCTTCCAAAAGTTTGCGAGGATTCTTGACATGCAACGCGTCACAGATGCGCACGGCGACATCAAGACTCATGCCACCAGCCGAACGCTGTCCAGTCTCGAACGCAGCAATACGTTGCTGAGTGACGCCAATCCTGTCACCCAGCTGCTTCTGCGTCATGCCGCGTTTCAGTCTGAGTTCCCTCATGCCCATGTCAGTATCCTTCCGTAAGAAAATCCACAGGGTCGCATTGCAACGCCTCAGACAATCGTAACGCCGTCCGCAAATACATTTGCGAAACAGGACGATAACCGGTCTCGAACCATGAGATGTTCGGTCGTGCGACACCACTCATGCCAGCCAACTGCGTCTGCGTCAACCCACGGAACAAGCGGATGTTCTTCAATCCGACGACGCCAGCCGACACGCCGCCTCGCCACACATGCTCATCGGGATACAGGTCCAGCACGTTGCAATGCAGTATCCGCGCCAACGATGCCGCCGTGCCCAGAAACATGTTCCGAGCGTCATCGTCAACCGTCTCATACCGGCTCAGCCTCGGCATGTCATAGCCGGTCAACGCGCTCAACTGCTCCAACGTGATGTTCGAACGTTTCCGCAGCTCACGCAACCCCATGCCACACTCCTTTCCGATCAAAAACACCATATCATCGACGGCTGGGGGACGCCGCCGACATCAATCAATCCAATCCTCATTCCAGTTCAGCATGTCCATTGGAATCATGCAGCCACCGGAACACTGGACGTACAGCCAGGTTGAATAGCCCATGCGAGCCGCCCTCACGCCACGGAACCATTCGCCAAGCCACTCGCACAGGAGCGACGGCAGCGAACGACGACGCCAAAACGACCTGCCGGACGCATAATCGAACCCATCGTATTCGGCGATAGGGGAGAAGAAGCCATGTTTGCTCACTGTTTTTCCTCCTTGGTCCAAGGGATAATCTGATGCAACAGGTACGCCGCCGTCGTCAACTGGTCGTAAGCGGCCAGCACGTAAGCCGAATCGGGAGCGTTCCCGCTCCCAAGATTCGACAGCAATCTGACGGCCTCCAACGACTTGCCGACCACATTCACACACACGTCGGAATCATGGGCGTCCATCACACATGCCCCTCATCGTCGGCCTCCGTGTAGAACACGAAGTCAATGTCGTAATCAGAGGAAGCGTCGTATTGCTCACCGATTTCAATGGGAGTCAGCCCGCCCAATACTTCCGTGGTGAAATTCCAATAGTCATCGGAATGCGCATTGTCGTGCAGAAAGAACACCCACTCGCACCATTCGGGAAACGCGGACCAGAACTTCTGCCAATCCTCATAAGGCACGTAGTCGCCGAAATCATCGATACGGTAGACACCCTCGCAAGGTTCGAAACTCTTCTTGATGAAATGGCTCAAACCGGTGTTCGCCATGACTTCGATGTCATTCACGACATCCTCGCCAATCGGTTCATCCAACGGCATGGCCTTCAACTCGTCAACGGTAATCATCATTCTTTCCTTTCATTCAGCAGCAGAACTCGTCAGTGAGTTCCACCAGTCTTTTCAACGACGTCCGCATGAGACGCGAACGACAGCCGACACCGGCCAGTTCCAGCCGGTTCACCATCGCCACGCGCACGGCCTCTCCGCTACCGACAGTGCAACGCGTCAGAAACCGGCCATCGGCACGCAGAACCGCATCCCGATACGCCTCCGCTTCGGCCTGAGACCTGTGACGGCGCACGCGGATTGCGCCACCCACATATTCGACAGTCCACAACGCGGCCATGTCAGTCAGCCTCCCCAAGACGGTCGAACATCTTGTCATACGCCTTGCGCACAGCCGACAGGCCATTGCGGTACGCGGACATGCGATTCTCAGGAGTCGAAGACACAGCCAGGTCATGCTGCCAGCTAGCCGGAAACGCGATATGCTCCAACGTCCCGTCCACATCCGTCTGACGAACCTCGACATGCTGCGGGAACATGGCGTCGAACACCAGCACGCACAGCTCGAACGCCAGCCGCGTGTCCGCGTCGGCGACATAACGGAAATCATTCTCGGCCAACCGCCGCGCCTCATCGACGTCGAACGGCAGCGTGGCATACAATGCGACGAACCGTCCGACCGTCTCGTCATCCAGACCGCCGTCAGCGAAACAGTTTTGCACGACATCGATGAGATTGTCCCGCAAATCGGGCACCAGACCACACGCGCCGCCACGGATATACGGCACCTCGTCACGGCTGAAATGCCTCTCGAACCACTGCCAGCACACGTAACCCACATAGCCGGTCAGCTCACGCGGCAGCAAGTTGACGTCGATCATCGCGCCACCTCCTCGCCGTTAAGGAAATCAACGAACTTCCGCCGCGCCACACCATCGGCGTCACAGCCCAGCAAATCACTGCTGATGACGTCATAGCCGCAGCCGGTAACGAAATAGAAATACCAATCATCGCCACCACGGCTCAGCCAGCACGAACGCACATGCTTGACAAGACCGTCGTAACGGTCGCACTTGAACCATTCCGCTAGACCCTCAGCCAGAAGCGAGTCGAAACGGAACCGTCCGACGCAGATTAAGCTGTTCTCCTCATCTTCCACGCGCTCCACGGCCTCGTCATCCAGCCTGTCGTCAAGCGAATAGTCAGCCTCAAGCGTCGCCAGATTACGCAGCAGCTCATACGAGTCGATACCGTCGAACGTCTCATGCTCAACGATTTCATCCGCGTTGAACCAAGTGATTTCCTTATAAATGCAATCGTCGAATTTCATGGTATAATCTCCCTTGCAATTAGATTTGATTGATTGATTGCATGGCCGGTCGCAGTCCTACTTGAGACCGGCACTTTCATTTCCCTGTGCCGCCCCACGACAGCACCTTGCCGCCGTCAACCAGCACGTAAGACTCGCCCATGCGATTGCCAACGGACACGGCACGCCACTCGCATATGCGCTCATAGCCGCCATCCGTACTGCCGTCTTCCATGCCGCACTGGGGAATATCCGACAGCGACGTGTAGCCAGCCAAGTCGGCCTGACCATAGTCGGCCGTCGCATACGTCTCACGCCACCAATTCCATTGCTGTTCAGGCGTCCCATGAGGGTCAGCCACCGGCACGGGATTGCACACCGGCGAACACGCCACGGCGAACGCCGCCACACCTACGGCCAACAGTCCAGCCAGCTTCACACCCTTACGCATTCCGCTTACCTCCCTTGGCGGTCTCGATATAACCAGGAAGCTTTTCCACGTCGAAATACATGTCGCCAGACACCGGGTCGGCATCATCCCGCCACGCCTCAAACACGGCATCACGGTCAGCTCCGCCCAACATGGCGTCAGACACCTCACCATCGAAGTAATCCCGCAGCCACGCGTCCTCACGCCGCTCGTAATCGGATTCATCCAACACAGGGTAGTAGCGCCCGTCCTTGATAATCATGTCTATCGCATATTGGACGACGGCCTGATCCGACAGTCCGCCATACCCGTCCGTCAACTCAATCGCATAGCCGACACCGCAGAACGCGCGCGGCACATAACCGTAATCGGACAGCCACCGCACGGCAGTCTCGATATTGCTTTCATCCAGCGCGTTATCGAAGTACAGCAGCCGCGAAGCCCGATACGTGTAATCGTTGAACACAGTGTCGGCCACGCGGATACCCCGCACCCATTCCAGAATGTCCGGCAGCACGCTATCGAACGACGGCAGTCCAGCGTAGCCGACACCGTCCCACGCGTCCCGCAGTTCCTCGTACAAGTCGGCATCCTCAGCCGTATCCTTGCGAATCCAATGCACATACATTTCTTTTTCCTCACTTTCAGATTGATTGATTTTCAGCGAGACAACGTCAGAAACAGGTCTGAATACCACAGCTCCAAGTCGAGAGCCTTAAGCGCCCTGCACGCGGCCACATAGTCGCCCGAATCCATGCATTCGACAAACTGCTGCGCATAGGCGCACGTCTCAACGTCATCGGAAGATATGAATTCCAGCAAGTCGTCAACGCCGGGCCATGCGCCCTCGGAATCATCGACAGTGCATTCCTCATGGCTGTACAGGTGCCACGTCATACCGTCGAGATTCCAGCAATCCGCCCCTTTGCCGTTCAGTATGTCGCCTAACGTCTCAGGCCAATCCATGAACTCGTAATCGGCAATGACGCTCAGGCTTAGATTGTGCGCGTCATACAAGTCGGCCAGCCGTCCCCAGTCGGCTTCGGCGGAACCGTGGTTGTACACGTCCCATATGCCCTTAATTTCGTCGGCCATATCCTTGTACCCGGACGGCGGCACCGGACTATCATTGCCACGCATGTACGCAAGAAGCTCAGGCGACGGCGCTGTGACAACGTCAAGACTGGAACCGTCCAAACCGTCAGGAAACTCAGCGCCATTGTATGAATACAACTCCAACGTGCCGCCGCCCCGTTCGGACTCGTGCAAACCATGACGCCCCGCCATGACGTCGTAAAAATCACCAACGGAATTAAACCCAGACATGATTACCCACTTTCATAGAGAATGTTGTTCCGCCGTCACATGACGGCATAGTGCGCGGATAGGGAGTCGCACCCTACCAGAACTCACTAGAGCCGCGCCATAGCCCACAGAGGGCTACAAAGTCAGATGAGTTTCAGGAACGAACGCGGTACCACGCGCTCGAAATGGTAAAAATCGTAAGCATCGCCACTATGCGACGTCATGGTGAACCCGTTCGCCGTGAAAATGTCGATAATCGTTCCCATGCCGCACGCGTTCGCGTTCATCTCCCAGCCGTAATCGCAACGCTTCAGCCCATATAGCGGCCTATCGGAACCGTTGTATGGAATCGACGCATACGTGTGCTTGAATCCACGCCACATGAGAAACGTCTGCCACAACGGCAACTCACGCATGGCTTCATCCACCGCCGCAGAGAGTTTGTCATACCCACAGCCGGACGCATGGCCGGAACCACGGTCACGCCTGACAGTAACGCCATCCTCGGCCAGTAGTGCGCCAACGGTAGCGGTAGGGCACATTCCCCACATCGCACTGCGCCGCCATTCCACGCTGATGTTCACAGATAGTTCGATCTTTCCAGTCATAATAAACACCTCACTTGTATTGTTGACTACAATTAGTTTCGCGTCATGTAGGATTCAAGCCGTGCGACGCATGACTCATCGCCCGGAACCCGATGCATGTCAAGCCACTGCTCAGCCGTGACCACGGCGTAACGCTCGCCCAGCTCGCCGTTGCGCTTGACATTGCGGCTGACCACATACACCACGCCGTCAACCCACCTTATGGCGTCGGCATTCCACGCGACATCACACGGCTCAATGCCATGAGCGTGCTGGAAATTCCACGCACGATTACGCCGCGCAATCTGCGTAGAACGCATATCCTTGCACCATTGCACGAGATTGTCATAATCAGACATAGCTCCCCCTTTATTTAATCTTATTGTATTGTTGACTACATAAGTCAAACGAGATTGACATAATCACACATGACCGTATTCCAACCGGCATCCCCAAAAGCACACGTGCCAACCTTAGCCATAAGGGCCTTAGTCATAGGGCATGGCGGCAGCGAACCGGAAACAGTGGTATCCCACAATGGCACACACACCACCTTGTAGACATATCCGGTATTCGTCTCATAGTAGACGGAGACACGACGGCAACTGGCGCGAACGCGCGTAATCCGAACATCAGGCGCGAAGTCGCTTGCAAGATCGACATACGTGGACCGCATTGCCGCAACGCGAAACGCCGCAATAAGCGCATGACGTACCACAGATTCCGCCGCCGAGGTGCCTACAAATTCAAGCTCCGGCATTTCACGCACCCAAAGGCGTGATACGTAAGACGGGAGGGACTCACGCGCCGTAGTGAGACAGTCGCGAACGATTTTTACAGCCATTTCTTCGTTGGTATCCATAATAAACCCCCTTAAGGTCTAGTGTTGATTGGTTAATTGCGTGCCACTAGAGGGTATCGCACCCCCTCATGGTCTAAACAGTGGCGAGAGGGCGCAACCCTTACGGATTACGCCCGTGAAGATTTGTTTTTTTGGCTAACACCACCCGCAAAGTGGCGCAGGGGCGCATACGCACCCCCTATAGACTTTTAATGTCCGCATAGTCCCCGAACTACATTCGTGACCAACCGCCCATAAAGCAGTTGACGGGCGCTACAGTATGTCTACCCTCGCAACCCGTTACGCCGTGGTTTACAGTCAATGCCGCCAACCACGCTCACGCATGGCGAAACATTGACATTGCCACCTATCTATCGGCCTATCCTCATTGGCGGTAGTCTCTCACACTACGCCAAACGTCGGCGGTACCCCCTTACGAGTTCTCGCGCTCAACATTGTCAATCGAGTTCACGCGCATTGCCTAGGCAAAACCGACACTATCGGCCACGCCCACATAGTGGACATTATGCACACACCCCGAAAAACGCCGCCACCTAACCCCCAAAAGAGGGTGAAGCTCAAACTACCGGCCTTCGGTAACACTCTTCATTTGTCAAACACTCGCAACGCTCACAGACTGGACACTGTGCTGAGGCGCAGTGACCAACGTTCCACACATGGCGGTTTTCCGGCGCATACACTCGATACGCCCCCCCTAACCGTTTCAGGCTAGGCTATGCGGTGCCTAGGCACCTAACCGCCACGGCTTCATCTGCCGGTTGCTACAGCCGGTTGCAAGTGGCGCGGTAGATATCGCGCTGACCTTGCTAGGTTGACTGCCTAACCGGTTGATAGCTTCACTATACACAACCAATTGGTTGTAAGCAAATTAAGAAAACAGACAACGCTAAACGTTGGAATAACGCCGGTCTATCGGCGTGTCGAAACATAGGTAGGGGGTAAATGAAACGAAAAAAGAGTTTGAGTAGCACAAGGAAAAATAAAGTCAAGCAAGATACTGAAATACGGACAAAAAATATTGAGCAAGATAGATATAAATAATAAGGAATACGACACAATGACGCGCATACGTACAACTGTACGAACGAACATTTGTACCATCGAACGAACGTTCTAACCGGGGCTGGGGGAGGGTCCTCCGGGCGCGTCCGTCAGGGCCGTCGGGTCAATGGTAGAAATAGTGCGCGCCGTCTGAAAAAGTCCGCGCATGAAACGTGACATGACAACGACGATGTTGGGTTCACGTTGAAATCGTCTTCAGCATACCACGCGACACGCCGTATTCTACGCCGTTTTCATTGCAACGTTGATGCAACGTTAGGTATGAGTATGCTGTCGCATGTCGGAATGAATTTTGGAGGACGCATGGCGTCATTGTGGGTGTCATTCCGGCAAGCGGTTCGGTGGTGCTCCTTGTCTCTTGGTTAAGGATTCCGACCGTTGGGACGTTTGTGTTCATAAGGAGCACCGCTAGGGACAGTTGGCTGAGTCTGGTTTAAGGCAGTCGCTTCGAAAGCGACCGACTCTAACGGGTCCGGGAGTTCGAATCTCTCACTGTCCGCAGATGGCATCTTCCTAGGTAAGGTGCGATTCGGTTTCAAGTCCAATGCGAGAGGCTTGTTGGTACCGCCGTTTGATCTCGCACATGGTTCCTATCGCTCTTGTGGGAGTGTTAGTCGCGCATGGGTTTCTGGCTCTCTTGCCTATGCGTGGTGAGTTGCCGGTTCGAATCCGGCTGGGGACCCTTTGAGGGTGGATGAATCCCGGAATATAGTGTGTGTTTTTGGATTGTCCGTGAGATTGCGTCCATCCTCGTTTCTTGTGCCGGTCCCGCCCGGCGTCGCCTATATGGCTGCGCCATTTGTTTTTTGGGGGCTGACTTGCAATCCTGTTGGCACAGCCTTTTGGTTGTCGGGTTCGATTCCCGAGGTTTGCTCTAGGTTTCATGGGGGTAGCTGTCCGTGAGACCGATGGCATTGCTCGAACAGACAACATGGGACTTGTGGATGTCAAGAGGCTCCCTGCCTTAGTCAGGCGGTTGACGACCGAAGGGGAGGCACGGCCAAACGGGGCGCTAAACGACCACGTTCCTTGCCGTTGGTGGTAAAAGCCAGTCCACCATGCCGCTGTCATGCCAACTTGGACAATAACTAAGTTGGGTTTGGAATGTTGGCAGAGTGGTTTAATGCAACTGTCCCGAAAGCAGTCGCACTGTGAAGTGCCGGAGGTTCGAATCCTTCACATTCCGCGTTGGGGAAGTAGTACTACCCCCGAGGGCAAGTGCCTACCGCTGGTGTTGGCTTGTCTGGTGATGAAAGCGGCGGACGCTTCCGTTAACGGCGACTCGGTGGATGGTCACGCTTCATGGGTGTGACCATCCACATATGGCATTGGTGCAACTGGTAGCATGGCGGTCTCCAAAACCGTTGATGTTGGTTCGAGTCCAACATGCTGTGCTCAGCCTACCCACAGGTTGTGGGAAAGGTCTTCGGAGTCGTCTTGTGGCGGCTCTAGTTTCGGCTGACCCGCCTAGTCTGCGGGAACAGTCTCCTGAGTCGTTGCGGCGGCTCTTGCATTTTGGATGCTTGGCAGAGTGGCTTATTGCACCACCTCGCTAAGGTGGCGACCGGGAACGGTCCGGGGGTTCGACTCCCTCAGCATCCGCGCGCCGTGGCTGGCGGTAAAAAGCCATTTTTGCCATTGGATTTCCTTATGGCGGTTTGGGTTAGATGCCGGGCGATCCCCATGTTTTTGGTGAGTGTTGGCGTGGGGATTGCCTGTTCTTTTGCTTTGGTGGCGGAATGGTAGACGCGGCGCACTCAAAATGCGTTGTCCTGTGACGTGAGGGTTCGATTCCCTCCTGAAGCACTGAGGAGCTGGTGATGACCAACGATTGGAATAAGTCGCATCGCAAGGAACGGTTCAATCCTGGTTGGGAGCGGACGCGTCGTGAGGTGTTGGATTATTACGGGTGGCGTTGCCAGTATCCGGTGATCGGTGATGATGGCGTGTTGCGTCCGTGTGGCGCTCATGCGAATGAGGTCGATCATATCGTTCGTGCCGAGGATGGTCGGCCTGATGATGATTCTTGGGATAATCTTCAGGTTCTTTGTCGTGTTCATCATTCTTATAAGACTGGTTTGGAGTCGGCTGATGCGCGGCGAAGGAAGAGGGTTGAGCGTGAGGAGGCTCGTTGGTACAGGCATCCTGCGTTCGGTTAGCTGAGGGTGAGTGCAGTGTGAATGGGTGTGATGGGCCTGTTCATGCTCATGGGATGTGTAGGTCTCATTATGATCGTTGGCGGCGTAGTGGCAGTGGTGCCCGTAAGCGTCGTATGAGTCGTGCGTGTTTGGCGTGTGGCTCTTTTTTTGAGACTGAGCGTCGGGACAAGGCTTTTTGTTCGGCTCGTTGTCGTAAGCGTTTCCAGCGTTTGAAGGCTGATGGTGCGGCTCCTAATCGTACTCCGCAGCCGTTGAAGTCGGTGTTGTGGGAGCCTCGGTCGAATGCCCGTGTCGGGCGGCGGGGGAGTGTTCCTACTGGTTTTTGGACTGCCGAGGACGAGTGGAACGCGTGTTCTCATACGTGTCCGGTTTGTGGGTTGCCGCTTGACCGGTCGGTTGATGTTTTGAGTGATGATTTTCCGGTTGGCGCTTGGCGTGTGCCGTTGGAGCAGGGTGGTGAAAACTCGTTGGCTAATCGGATTGTCGTTCATCGCAGGTGCGCGTAGTGCCGTAACGGGCTTCGCGCTTGTCGTCCCGTAATGGGGCTTTGCGGGGAGTGATGTTATGGGCAGGAAGACGAGTGATTCCGGTAATCAGGTTTTGGAGATTCCTGATGGGAAGTTGGGGCCTGATTTGCCTCCGGCTAACCAGATTTTCCCCAAGGGTGGGGAGTGGTTGCCGTTGGTTGCTCATTGGTATGAGGAGTATCGGCGTAGTCCGAATGCTTCGATGTTGCGTTCGGCTCCTTCCTGGATGGCTGTCCAGTTGGGTTTCGCGACGATCAATGAGATGCTTTCGACTCGTCGTTATGCGACGTTGATGCCGGTCGTGCGTCAGTTGTTTGACGAGTTGGGTTGGACTCCGGCTTCGATGCGTGCGTTGAAGTTCGATGTGCCGGAGGCTGATGACCATGCCGCTTCGGATGGTTCGAATCATGCTGTGATTCAGGATATCGATGCTTGGCGTCGCAAGATCGAGGCGGCTGGCTGACATGCATTTGATGATTCCTAACCTGACTTATGAGGATAGGCGTAGGAGTCTTGGACGTTTGGCGTTGTGGTGGGTTGAGACGTTCAGTCTCATAGGTCGCGGTGGTGCGACCGGTAAGCCTGTCACTCATAGTCCTGAGTATATCCAGTTCTATTTGAACGCCTATGCGTTGAAGCCGGATGGTCGGCGCAGGTTCAATCGTGTGAGCTTGTGGCGTCCGAAGGGTTGCAACAAGAGTGGCTTGGGTAATGATCTGGCCTTGTTCGAGGCTTTTGGCCCGTGTCGTTTCGACCATTGGGCTAAGCCGGGTGAGACGTATACGTTTCTTGGTCAGACTTACTATTATCTGCCGGGTGAGCCTGTTGGCCGTCCTGTCCAGCGTCCTGAGATTCTGTGTTTGGCTACGTCCGAGGACCAGTCGGGCAATATCTTCGATTCGATTTACTATAACTGCACTTCCGGCCCGTTGGCCCAGTTGCAGGGTTTCGGCATGGAGGTCACGAAGACCCGTATCGGCTTGCCGGAGGGTGGGGAGATTATTCCCACGACTTCCGGTGATGCGTCGAAGGATGGTGGTCTTGAGACTTTCGCGTTGATGGATGAGGTGCATCTGTATACGCTGCCGAAGCATCATTCGATGTATAAGACGGTTCAGCGTAATCTTCCGAAGCGTTCGTTGGATGCCGACCCTTGGGTGTTGGAGATGACGACGTATTTCCGTCCGGGTCAGAACAGTGTGGCGGAGAACACGTTGAAGATCGCGGAGGATATTCAGGCTGGCCGTTCCAAGCATTATAAGGGCTTGTATTTCGACTATCGGTATTCGACGCTTCCTATCGAGGATTTTCCTGATGAGAAGAAGCTTGAGCACGCGTTGTATGAGTCGTATGGTTCTGCCGCCCATTCGGATGATGGTAAGGATTACATCATTCTTCCTGATGGGCGTATCGAGGCCGTTGATGCCGATGGCTATTCGGTTGAGGGGTTCTCGCTTCGTGATGATGGCGTCGAGCCGGGACCGTCGAAGGATGGTTGGGTTGACATTCATGGTCTGATGGGGCAGATTTACCAGCCTGATTCGGACCCGAATGATTCGATTCGTTATTATTTGAACTCTCGTGCGTCGAGTGAGGATTCGTGGCTTACGGAGCCTGCGATCCAGTCGCATTTGGCTTACAGGGATTTGTATGGCCGTGCGGTCGGCTCGTCGTCTCGTTTGGATGGGGTCTGGAAGGATTTCATTGACGAGGATGAGGAGATCACGCTTGGGTTCGATGGTTCGATTCGTAATGATTCGACCGCGTTGGTTGGTTGTCGCGTGTCCGATGGTCTGCTGTTTCTTATCAAGTTGCAGCAGCGGCCTGATAATGCGGACCCTGATTGGCGTGTTGACCGTGATGGTTTCGATGCCGCCGTGCGTCGTATGTTCGAGAATTACAATGTCATCGGCTGTTTCGCCGATGCGCATTTCTTCGAGTCGATGATTGGCGGCTGGGAGGCTGAGTATGGGCGTGGCATGAAGGTGTATGCCCGTGGCCAGTCTTCGATGATGAAGTTTTGGACGAATAACTGGTCGCAGGATATGTATCGTGCGTTGCAGTGCGCGCATTCGTCGTTTGAGTATGCTCCCGAGCCTGTTGAGGAGGGGGAGCCTGACCCGAATAATATTCTTTTGTGTGCCGACCCGAGGCTTGTGTCGCATTTCCGTAACGCGAAGCGGCGTGAGAAGAGTTGGGGTTATCAGATTCATAAGGAGACGCCTAAGAGTCCGCACAAGATCGATGCGTGCATGGCTGGCGTTTTGGCTTATGCGGCGCGTGAGAAGTATTTGGGCCAGTTCGAGGATGAGACTCCGCAGCGGGTGATGCCGCAGCGGGTCTGGTGATTTTTGGAGTGTTCGTATGGCTTCCACATCTTCTAATATGCAAAGTCTTGTTACGGGTGATGACGAGCCTGATGGTGACGGTATGGCGTTGACGCGTCTTGCGACGCGTTTGCAGAATCGTATTCCTGACCTGTGTGTGTTGAAGACGTTTTATGACGGTCGTGAGACGGTTCCGTTGCAGTCCGTGCCGAAGGCGGCGACCACTACGGCCAGTGCCGTGTATAGGCGTTTTGTGGATATCTGCCCGTTGAATCTGGCCCATACGATTGCGGATGCGGTAATCACGTCGCAGCATCCTACCGGTTTCCGTCTTGTCGCCGATAAGACGATGCGGAGCACGGATGCGGATGACATGTGGGATAAGTGCGGCATGGATGTCCGTTCGTTGAACATGTTCATGGATGCGGCGATCTACGGTGCCGCGTATGCGATGGTTCTCGGCAGGGAGAATCCTTCGTATATCCAACGATTGAGTCCGTGGAGCACGGTCGTGTCCGACGACAAGGATTCGGCTGTCGTGTACGGGTGGTCCGAGGAAGAGCAGATCGAACGGTTGACTTTGTACCGCATCGTCCGTAACGATGACGGTGAGATTCAGAGCGTCTATTCGCGTACCGCAAAGCATGAGGTCAAGTCGCGCACACTGCCTTCCGATTCGGTCGATGACGAGGACACCGTGTATGACCTTGCCAACGACGATTCGAAGAAGCGCCCAGAGTTCGAGGCGCAGTTCGAGTGGGAGGGCCAATCTTCCGGCGATGATTGGAAGTTCGCCCTTGATTGCGGGTGTCTTCCTATCGTGCAGTTGACCACTCCTAACGGCAAGGGCCAGTTCGAGGCTTCCTTGAAGACGTTGAGGTCCATCGACCAGCAGCGTTTTCAACGGTTCTGCATTCAGGAGATGCAGGCGTTCAAGCAGCGTTGGGTGTCCGGCGACATGCCTGAGTATTACCAGAAGAGCGACCCTGCGGTCAAGGCCGGTAAGGCTCAGGCCGGTGACAAGATCGACTATTCGGAACTGTTCGAGATGGGTCCCGCCGCGTTGTGGCTGCTTCCCGCCGATGCGAAGATTGGCGAATCGTCCATTACGGATATCACGCCGATTGTGAATGCGGCCGCTTCCGATGTGAAGCTTCTGGCAGGTGCCACTGGCACTCCGTTGTCGATTCTTTCGCCTGATGTGGCTGGTTCCGCCGAGGGTGCGAAGCTGACAACCCGTATGCTGCGGTTGAAGGTCCGTGACATGAACATGAGGGCCAATGACGCTTTCGTGCTCCTATTGAAGATGGCGTTGACCGCTTCCGGCAGTAATGCTTCGGAGGAGCGTTTCGAGACGACTTGGGAGCCGTTGGAGCTTCCGTCCGAGTTGGAGCAGTGTCAGGCGGCGGCCCAGGTGAAGGGTGTTCTTCCGTTGAAAACCATCGCCCGTCGCTATCTGCATATGACCGAGACGGAGATCGCGGAGATGATTCAGGATGCCCAGGATACGAGTTTCCTGAATGCCATGGCGCAGCAGAACGCGGCTTTGGATTCGTCGGCGAAGCAGACTGATGCGACGATGAATGATTCGTATCTGGGTGACGGGTCCGGTTTGGATTCGTTCCCCACCGGCTCTGGATCGGATTCGATGTCGTCCGATGTGCCGTCCGATGGGTTGCCGTCGGATGATTCGTCCGACGTTATGGGGGTCTGATGGCCGATAGCGCGTTGGCTGCCGTTCAGGCGTTGGATGACCAGCGGTTGAAGCTGGTTGACGAGTTCGTCCGCAGGGCTTGGAACATGTGGCGTAGCCTGACTCCTTCAGACTGGTGGAACGATGCGGTGGCCGAGGGCGCGGCTGCTTATGTGACGCAGCAGCATATCGCGTTCGTGAAGGCCATGCGCCAGCAGGGCATCTCGTATGCGGATACGATGCTGCGCCTGGCCGGTGTGAACGGTTTGGGGGATATCCCACAATATGAGGTCGTTCGCGCCAACACGGACCCGTGGCAGGTCGCCATGAGGGTCGCCGACGAGTATCGCACTCAGGCCGTGAAGAATCCTGGGATTCGACCTGCTACGTGGGATGAGATTCTGAAGGACGCCGACCAGTCCGCAGCCGACCATGTTAAGGCTTGGCTGATGTCCGCGAAAATCCAGTTGGAGAACAATGCGGTCACTGACGGGTATGTGACGCAGAATCGTGCCATCCAGTCGCGTTACAGGAGTTCCGGTGTCGAACGTTACAGGCGTGTCATCCATCCTGAATTGTCGAAGACGGGTTCCTGTGGCCTGTGCGTCGTAGCCGCCACGAACACGTTCACGAGGGCTGATTTGATGCCCATGCACAATCGTTGCAAGTGTACGGTGGCTCCAATCGTCGGTTCGAACGACCCCGGGTTGAAATTGAACTCGGATGATCTGATGACGATTTACAAGGCCGCTGGCAAAACGGCTGGCCGTGATTATTCCACGAACGCCACGGATTTGACGAAGCTTCGTGTGAAGGTCGTCAATAATAGCGAGCTTGGGCCTGTGCTTCTTCGCAAGGATGCTCCGGTGAACTCGAATGCGCCGGAATGGCGTTTGCCCGACATGAAGATGACCCGCGCCCAGATGGAGCGTATGTGCGCTCGTGCGACCGAGTTCAATTCCCGGTACAAGGAGTTGTTGGACGGGGATAAGGATTCGGTTCAATTCCGTTTCGATGGGCGTTCGTATGAGTTCAAAAAGACAGTCCACACTAAACAGGCTTGGCAGTATGTGCGGAGCCTGTTGGCTTATTCTCGCGGTTTTTTGGGACTGGCCGCTTAAATATTAAGGAGATTTGGTCTTATGGCCTCTCAGGATAATGAAGTCGAATCCGAAAAGGACAAGACTGTTGGACAGGCCGGAACGGTCGAGGATGCCGTGAAGGATGCTCAGACCACTCCGGTTGACGAACCCGCCGTCGAGCATGACGCTCCGGTCGATGAGAAGGGTTCCGATGATTCTTCCAAGCCGTCCGATAATGACGAGCTTGCCAAATGGAAGGCTATGAGCCGTAAGAACGAAGACCGTGCTTCGGCCAATTACAAGGCTTTCCAGTCCGCTGATGCGGAGCTTAAGGCCGCGAAGACGCAGATTGCGCGTCTTGAGGCCAAGGCTAAGTATCCGCAGATCACGGACGCTGTTCTTTCCGACCTCTGCCCCGCAACGGAGCCGGAGGCCATCGCGTCGTGGGCTGAGAAGTATGCGGCGTACAACCCGATTGACACTTCCAAGGTGGAGAGGAAACCGCAGCAGACTGAGGATGCTTTGGCCCGCAAGGTAGCCATGCAGGCCGAGTTCCCGTCCGGCACCTCGCATCCGAAACGTCAGCCGGGCGACGCTTACAAGCGTGTGATGGAACGTCAGAAGGCACGTAAGCGCAGCAAGTAGTTTCCTACTGATTCTTTGAAAGGATTGAGCGTATGACTCAAGAGATGGTTCATTCCTCCGGTATCGTCACCGTTGAGGAGGACAATTCCTGGCGTTATGGCGAGAAGAACACCAATGATTCGGTGTCCGTCACCATCGTGCCGGAATTGTTCAAGACCGCAGACAACAAGTATCTGACCGGTGTGGGTCCGAAGGCCACGACCGTTTACATTCGTTCCGGCATTCCGCTGGCGAAGATCACTTCCGGCGCGAACGTCGGCTCGTATGGTCCGTATGACAAGCAGGCCACCGATGGCCGTCAGACCAAGATCGCCGGTCTGCTTGAATCCATGGTGTCCGTGAACATCAACCTGTCCGGCTGGGATTTGGACGACCCGACCGTGGGCATGACCTATCGTGGCGACATCGTGGCCTCGAATCTTCCGGTGAAGCCGGAGGCTGGTGCCGTGTGGGGCGGCGAGTTCTACGACGTTGAGGATGACGTTGTAAAGCCGTTGTCCGCTTCGGCCGGCGCGGCTGGCACTCCGGGTCCGGCTGGCAAGGATGGTGCGACCATCACCAAGATCGAATTGACTCAGGACCAGTCGTCCAAGGCCATCACCGCTGGCAAGGCCACTTTGTCCAACGGACAGACCGTGAACATCACGATTTCCTGATTGACGGTCACTTAACCTCTAAAAATTTTGTGAAACCCACCCATCGCGGTGGGTTTTTGCGTATCTAAGGAGTTTTTCTTGGCTATTGACAAGACCATCATCCCGCCGTCCGAGGCGACCGAGGTCGCTCAGGCGGGACATGATTACGTGAACGGCATCCTGCCGTTGTCGAATATTTTCCCGGTCACTTCCAACGATGGTGATTGGACCGCTTCGTGGACTCCGGTCATTCCGAAGTCCAAGACCCGTGCGATGAAGCATCGTGCGTTGGACGCCGAGATCGGGCACACCAAGTCCGAGACCTCGACCGCCGAGATTCATACCGGCCTGTTGCCGTTGTCCGGTATGGACCATATTTCCGAGCGTGATATCGCCAAGCATCAGGACGATACCGCATATATCCACGATCAGGCCGAGGCGAAGTTCGAGGCTTTGGGCCAGCAGGCCGGTGTGACCGAGGAGTTGGAGCGTTTGCAGTGCTTGGTGACCGGCAAGGTGGTCATCAAGGAGAACGGCGTCGATGTGACGTATTCGTTCAAGCGTCCGGGCAACCAGCAGGATGTGAAGCCGACCACCACTTGGGACAACGACAAGTCGAACCCGTGCGACGACATCGAGGCTTGGGTGAAGATCATGCGCAAGGCTTATGGTCGCAAGCCGCACGCGGTCGCCACCACCGGTGTGGTCATCGATGCCATGCGCACCAACGAGTTCTTCCGTACGCAGGTGTCCGGCATGGATTTGGAGCATTCCAAGACCAAGCTGTCCCGTCAGGAGGTGTTGGATGTGCTTCGTGCGCAGTCCGGCATCACCGATGTGCTTCTGGTCGATGAGGCTTACGAGGATTTGAAGCTCGACAACACCTTCGATATGGATGCCGATGTCTCCACCGCGTTCCCGGATAAGACGTTCATTCTGCTTCCGTCGTTCAACGATTCGTCGTTGGGTGCCACCCTGTCCGGTCCTACCGCCGAGGCCCAGAGCTCGGAGTATGAGATCAACAAGAGCGTGAACGATGGTCTCATCGGCGCTATGTTGTCGCATCAGGCTCCGCTGAACTACGACATCTGGGTCAACGGCAATTATCTTCCGATTCTGAAGGAGGCCGTCTCGACCTTCAAGGCGGACGTGCTGGGCAAGTAGCCTTCTTGACGCTTAGGGGGTTCCGCTGATGTCGAATGGTGTTACCGATGCCGTTGACTGGGTGGAATGCTTGGAGCTTCATTGCCTTCCTGACGCGGATGTGTTGAAACGGTATCCGAACGCGTGGCTCACGTACATGTGCCATCGTGCGGAGACCGTCGCGTCCACTTCGAGCACGAATTGTGTTCCACGGTTGAAGTCCGGCGACCTTGATCTTGAGGATTACGAGTTCGTCATCTGTTCGATGGTGTGGCGCGTCATCCGCTATTCGGATATCAAGACCGAATCGAACGGCACGTACCAGTTCACTCGTTTCGACCCGCAGGATAATCCGCCAGGCAAGGATGCGTCTCCGAATCTGTATCTGTCGAAAAGGGAGAAGCAGATTCTGGATGGCTATGCGTCCGGGCGTGGTCCTATCGGCACTGTTGGCGTCGGTGTGAACCGTATTTATGGAATGTGATGCCTATGTCTCGTGAAACGTGGGATTTGGGTCATCCATACGATAAGTCGGGTTCCGACGTGGTTGCTGAGCATCCTTACGAGGATGTGCCGGTGCCTTGGGTGAAGCCTGATTCGATTCTGTATCGGGACAAGGTGATCGTCGTGCTGTATACGGTCCGTCGCGGGCCGCATGGGACGACGTATGTTCCCGGGAAGGCTTACTGGTGCTGGTGTTCCATCGAGGGGCGCGAGCAGCAGGCTGGCATGTTTTCGATTTCCGGTGCCGAGGATAAGTCGCCGCAGACTTGGGGTGGTTTGCGTGAGGTCACGCCGTCTCAGGTCGTTGCCGTGGAATGGCATGGCGATATCCATACGGAGGTCTGGTATCAGGGCGACTGCTATGACGTTGACGGCGCTCCGACGTTCCGTCAGCATGGCGAGGTTCCCCACTATGAGATGCATATCCGGCGTAACGCCGACTATTCGCAGATTCCGGTGGGGTTGCGTCCGAAGCCTCCCGAACCGGACCCTGACGACCATGTGTGGGGTGAGGCCGATGGCAAGAGTTTTCATTGACCGTGACCTGAGCACGAAGGTGGCTGAATGGTTCGGTCCGCAGGCCACGTCGGAGAAGGCCGACGAGGTGCTTGCGGATGCGAGGATGCTCGCCGCCGCGCGTGCGGTTGGCCGTGACCCGGGTATTCCGGTCGCCAAGGATTTGAGTCTTGAGAAACGCTACCACGGCATCGACACGGATGTGTGTCTTGATGTCGAGGGTCGTGACGGGTCGAACGTGGCCGTCGAACACGAGTGGGGCGCTTGGAACGAGCAGCGTCACCGTTGGGTCGAGGGACATCATGTGATGCGTGACGCGGCCCGTATGAACGGTGGTGTCTGATGCCGCTGATTCAACCCGACTACGAGCGTTACCCGCAGGAACGTCCGATGGTCGATTTCGATTCGCTCGTGTACACGCTTCTCACGGCTGGGTTCACCGGCAACCCGGACTGGCCCGACGTGCATGTGCTCAACGAGATCGATGTCGATGTGGACACTTGGGCGTCGTTCTCGAACATCGTGCTGTTCCATACGAACGCGCCGACCATGGCGACCGGCAATCATTCGACCGGCGTGTGGGATTGCGACATCGACATCATCGTCGCCACGAACGATGCGGACCGTTCCTTCCGCTTGGCGCAGGAAGTGTACCAGCAGATCATGCAATGGCCGCGTTACGGGCGTACCGATTCGGGTCGTGTCATTCGGATTGTGGGCAATCCCGGTTTCGGCAAAAGCGCTGGCGGCAAGCAGGCCACGGGCAAGAAGGTGAAGCAGTATTCCGCTTCCTCGTTCACCGTCCGCGCGGAGGATTCGCTTCGCGTTGGATGATTTTCCGTTTTTCGTTTTCAAGCCTCGCCTCGTGCGGGGCTTTTTTGTAAGGAGATATGAGATGGCGTTTAATGACGACGCTACTTTGATTGCCACTTACGGCACTTTGTTCTACGCTCCGGTCGGAACCGCTCTTCCGGCTTCCGGCGCTAAGGCGTTCCGGTTGAACTCGGACACCATTCCAGCGGGCAGTGGTGGTGGCACTTGGAAGAATCTGGGGCATACTTCCGCCGACAACAAGATTTCGTTCTCGTTCGACGGTGGCGACGCGACCACGCATAGTTCGTGGGCACGTAAGAACCTGCGCACCACTTACGCCGATTCGACCTGCACCATCACCGCGAAGTCGTTGCAGTTGGATGGCGACACTCTGAAGCTGATCTACAACGGCAATGACGAGGAAGGCGGCGTCGGCGTGGACATCACCAAGAAGCCGCAGACGTTCAGCCTGTTCCTGTTGGCTCAGGAGTCCGCAGATGATGATTCGGACATCCGTTTCGGCGCTTTGTTCCGCAAGGTTTCCGTGACCTTCGATGGCGGTCCTGATTTCTCTGGCGATGATTTCGTCGAGCAGGGCATGACCGGCGAGGTAGAGACCGTCACCGGCAAGAAGCCGATTGTGTTCTTCGAGGCTTCGAAGATGAAGCAGTCCTGATCGAGGCTGTTTCCTCTTCGCTCTGACGCCGGACCCCTGTTTCTCCTATCCGGGGGTTCCGGTCTTTTCCCGTTATTCGTTGACGGAAGATAGGAGATTTTCAATGCTTTCAGATAGGAGAAAACATGGTTGACAAGACCGTTGAAGAGAATGACGCCGCCGAATCCGATGATTTCCGTATCCCAGAGACTTGGGCGGAACTGTGCGAGAATGAGCCGCTGTTCTCGCTTCTGCCGCCTCTGGCCCCTGCTGAACGCCTCTCGTTCAAGCAGGCCGCACAACTGCGCAAACTGTCCAGCATGGCCGGTTTCACGCTCAACGCCGACCTCAACGGCCCCGAAGCCAAGTCCCTGGACGACATCGAGGCGAAGATCGACGAGCGTATGGAGTTCGTCGGCACGGCTTTGGATTGGGTCAAGTCGCTGACCGACGAGCCGGACAAGGTTGACGAGTGGACGACCGGCATCGGATTGGATGAACTGTTCTGGCTCATCGAAGCGATTCTCATGTTCTACACGGACCAACTGGGAAAATCGATCGCTTCGAAGCGCAAGTCCGCGTCCACCCGGTCGAACTGACTTCCGACTTCCAACGTTTCTATGGTCTGGACATAACCGGCGCGAGGCTGAATCCCACTCGCGCCGAACGCCTCGCGGCGGGGCTGATGGCAATGCCTGACAGCCTGTACAGGGCGCGGATATTGGAGGATGAGCCTCCAACCACGTCCGATGAATCCAAGACAGACAAGCCGACCGTACTGCCATGGCTTGGGTGGGATTCGAAGACGATGGTCGCCGTTGAGGTTCGCAACATGATGAACGCGGTGATTACCGCGAAATACGGGGGCAAGAATGCCAAATCGCATCCACTGCTCCCTCCCGGCGCTGACAAGGAGCCGCCTCGCCGGGAGAACGAAGGTACAGCGGAGAACTTCGAACGCATGTTCACGAAGTTCCACATGACCTGATTCTGAACAAACCCCCACATTCCCGTGGGGGTTTTCTATTTCCGTCTTTCTTTCTGGGGGTTGCCTATGGCTGGCGAGCATCGCGCCGGTACGGTCGTCGTTCGTGTCACTGCGGATACGAAGGGTTTCCGCCGTCAGGTCGAGGAGGCCGCACGCGGCATAAACGACCTCGACGTGAACGCGGTATTCGAACCTGACACCGCCCAGCTTGAACGCGCCTACCGCGAATGGAACGGCAAGAACGCCTCCATACAGTTCAATTTCAAACCCAATACGAAGAACATCGACCCGTGGATGAAACGGTTCGAACAGCAGGAGGAGCGCCTTCGTCGCGGACTCTCGCTCAAACCGGACTTCGATTCGTCCAAATTGAGCCGGGGCCTGTCCGAGTTCAATTCCCGCACCAACACGGCCCTCCGTGGCAACGGGCTGCTGAACTCGAAGCTGATCGAAAAGAACCTCGACCAGACGGTCAGGGCGTTCGATGCCAAAGGCCGCGAGATGGCCGACACATCCTTCTTCAAGAAGTCGGCCCTCCAAAAAACCGAACAGCTTTCGTTCGCGACAAGCCTCGACAAGACCGTCGATAAGTACCGCGAGAAGAAGATAGACCTGTACCAGCAGGTCCGTGGACTCATCAAAGGCAACGAACACCTCTCCAACGAGCAGATACGCCAATTCGAGAAACTGTCCAACCGAATCGTCAAAACCCGCAACGACATTCGCGGACTGAAAGGCGACCTCGCCAAGGCCACCCGCGAAGTCGAACGCCTCGACGCGCAACGCCTTGAGATGAAGACGCAGAAGCTCCCGACATCCGATCTGTGGAAACAGGAACGCGAAGCCGCGAAGCAGGCCACGGCAACCAACAAGGCGCTCGCAGGTCAGGAGAAGGAGCTTGGCAGGCTCCGTAAGGCGCAGTCGTCGCTTGTGGACATCGCGTCCGATGGTGATGCGAAGCGTGTATCGAAGATGACCCGTCAGGTGCGTGCCCTTGAGGAGAGCATCGTCACCGCTGGCAATTCGCTGTCGAACTTCTCCAAGGCCCGTGACACGGCTTTGGGACTGCATCAGAAGCAGGAGACGTATGCCGACTGGTTCAAGGGCCAGCAGGTCACGTCGTCGCGTTTCGCGAAGGAGATCGAGGCGCAGCAGGCCGAGATGTCCCGCGAGTCGAAGAAGGCTAGGGACGAGTGGTCCCGTCCGGTTGACTCCACGGCCATCGCCCGCGAGCAGTTCGCGGAGTCGCGGCGTGAGGCCGAGAACCTTATCGACACGTATCGTGGCGTGCGCAAGGAGCTTGAGTCCGACGTGTCCGCCATGAAGCGGAACAACCGGAACTGGTTCGACCTTGACGAGTACAAGCGTACCGTCAAGATGCTTGGCGAGATCGACGACCGTATCGAGAAGCTGAAGAAGAGTCCGGTCACGAAGGCGACCCGTCTTGAGGGTTCCGATTTCCAGAAGCGTCTCGCCGACCTGTATTCGATGAACGGCGTCCGTAACCGTCAGGATATCCGTCTGCGGTTCGTCGCTGAGAATCTGCGTGAGGTCAAGTCGAAGATCGAGGCGTTCAAACGTCGCGGCGTCGATGTTCCGGTCACGTTGAAGGCCGAACTGCGGGAGATGTACCGGCAGCTGGCCTATTACCAGCGTCTTCTGAAGGATAATCCGAAGGCGCGGGTGAAGGTCGATGTCGAAGGTGATTTCGCCCGTCTGAACCGTGATATCGAACGGTTCGAGTCGCAGCGTGTGAAGGTCGAGTTCTACGAGGATGGCGCTGACGAGATACGTCGCACCATGCGGGAGCTTGAGCATAAGAGGCTCGATGTTCCGGTCACGTTGAAGGCCGAGTATTCGAACGTCGAAGCTGAGATGCGCCGATATGCGGAGAAGCTGAAGTCCAATCCCGATGCGGAGATTCCGGCGAAGCTCCATATCGACAAGAAGCACGCCGATGAGGAACTGAAGAGGTTCCAAGAAAAGAACGACACCCTTGATATGGATGTCGATCTTGAGACCGCTTTGGCCCGCGCCCATCTCGCGTATTTCACTCGCCCACGCACGATTGACATCTTCGCCAAGTTCCATGGAACTGACATCGGCAAGATTCTCAACGGCATGACGTATGGCGCGTCCGGCTTGAAGGGTGTCGAGAACCAGTTCCAGAATCTTGTGAACCTGTTCGACACGTTGGACAAGAAGGTTCCACGTCTAGCGCTTGTCGGCACCGTATTGTCCGATATCGGCGCTGGTGCAGTGAACGTCTCCGGTACGATCGGCGGATTAGGCAAGAGCATCGTGAGCCTTTCCAAGGCCTCTTATGCCGCTCCTGCCGCGTTGACCGGATTGGGTGCCGCGTTCGCCACGTTCAAGATGATCTACGGCGACAAGGGCGATACGTGGAGCAGCCAGATCGACTTTGCCAACACGAAGCTGTCCCAGCTTTCCCAGAACGTGCAGGATGCGTTCTATGGCAAGGCGAAGCCCGCCATCATGGATACGGCGAACGCGATAGGCGATTCGCTGGTGCCGGAGATGAGCACTCTCGCCAAGCATGAGGGCGAGATAGTCGAAAAGCTCATGCTCGCCGTGAAGGCGTCCTATCAGGCGAACGAGCTGCCAGCTGTCTTCGACCGTGTGAACGAGTCGATGGATAATCTCGTTCCCGGTGCCGAATCCCTGATTACCGCATTGTCCCATATCGGCATGGTCGGCGGCAAGTATCTGCCGCAGTTCACGCAATGGTTGAGTGAGGATGCGTCTTGGTTCGCCAAGTGGGCCGAGAACGTGATGGACGACTCCGACCGTGTTGACAAGGCCATGTCCGAAGTCAAGGAGCAGGCTGGTTATCTTGGCTCGTCCCTTCGCTCGTTGAAGGGTATCGCGCAAGGTGTGTTCACTCCGATTGCCCAATACCAGAATGGCATCGAGCAGTTCAGCAGCGTGTTGCAGCGTGCAGACCGTGCGATTAACTCCATGAGCGCCCAGGATACGTTGCGTGCTTGGGTGACTGGCGCTAGGGACGCCCAGAAGGGCGTGCGTGACGCTTTCGCCGATATCGGACATGCTGCGAACGAGTCGCGGAACGATCTTGCCGGTACGATGACGAATCTTGGTCAGTTGACCGGTAATTTCGTGGCTGACACCTCGAAGCTGGCTTCCGGCACTTCGGGTAGCATCCGCACGTTCTCCGGTGATGTGCGTGATGGTCTGAGCATGGTGACTTCCAGTCTCGCGTCCACGTCTCCGATGTTTTCGAGTCTTGTCCGCATGGCGGGCCAGTTGTCGAAGACGTTCGGCGGCACGCTTGCCAACTCGTTGAAGTCTGCCGCTCCCACGATTGAGGCCATCGCCAATGCGACAAGTGCGTTGAGTGACGCCTTCTCGAAGCTGCCAGCCCCAATTCAGGGCATGTTGGGCTTGTGGATGACGTTCGGTCGTGCTGGCAAGTCAGCTTGGACGGCGTTGAAGAGCGGCGCTTTGGAGAACATCCGGAGCACGATGCAGTATCAGAACACGTTGCGCCAGTTGGGTGTGACGATGGATGGCACGAAGGTCAAGGCTTCCCAGTTGATTTCCGCGATGGCTCGTCTTTCCCGTAACGAGACGACGGCTGAGGTCACAGGCGGCGCGATGGCGTATGGCAATGTGGCGGGCTTGTTCACCGGCTCCGTCAAGGGTATGGAGCAGATGGGGGAGCAGGCTGAGAAGACCGCTTCCAAGGTGGCAAAGACTGGTCAGGAGGCCCGTCTTGCAGCCGAGGGGGCTGTCCTGTTGGGCAATAACGCCAGTAGTGCTGGCAAGGGTCTGCGAAGCCTGGACGACAACACCGAACCCGTCAAGGGCAAGCTTTCCGGCTTGAAGAGCGTCGCCAAGGATACCGGCACCGTCCTATTGGATATGCTTGGCGGTCCTACCGGCATCGCATTGACGGCTGGTCTCGCTGCCGCTGGCACGGCGTTCAGCGCGTATTCCCAGCATGTCGAACAGGTCAAAGCCAACATCGAATCGTTCAACGAGGCGGCTAAGGCAACGCCTGACGCTTTGTCAACTCAGGTTTCCTCGCTTGAGGGGTTGAAGAACCGGCTGGATAACTTCGGTTCCACACTGAAATCCAACTTCTCCACTTCGGATTCCTCTTGGGACAAGTTCTGGCGTGGAACGTCGAATGTGGATAGCATGTCTTCGGCATTGCAGATGCTCGGTCAGAACGAGGATTCGGTCGCACGCAAACTGTCCGGCAGCAAGAGTGACTACAACAGCTACATCAAGACGTTGCAGCGGATGACGACCCAGACAAACAAGCAGGCTTCGGCTGACAAGAACTCCGCGACCGTGTTCGATATGAGCAGTATGAACAGGCTTCAGAAGTCCACCAACATGCACCAGGCCGCGAAGACCGCTTTGGCTGACGCCCAGAACTACAACGATGAGATCGAGAAGTCCATCAAGACGCAGGCCGCTGCCGCTGGCAAAAGCGCTGGTTGGGTTGATCGTCTTCGTGATGAGGGTCAGGATTGGCAGTCCATCGCGGATGGGCTATTGAGCGCCACCGAGAAGAAAGAGCGGTTGGCTACCGTGACAAGCTCTCTGGCTTCGCAGGTTGAATCCCAGCGCAACGCGAACATTCAGGCCGCTGCCGCGTCCAGCAGTTATGCGAAGACGTTGCAGCAGGTTGGCGAGGCGATGAAGACCGTAAATGATCTTCATTCCAAAGGCCAACAGGTCTGGGACGCCCAGAAAAAGGATTTCGACTATACGACTGAGGCTGGCCGTACCGCCGCCGACTCGTTGACCGCTTTGGCTTCCAGTTCGAACGATTACCTGAATGCGATGATCAAGCAAGGTAAATCGCAGAAGGATGTGCTCGCCAAGCAGAAGGAATTGTCCAGCAACTTCAACGCTCAGGCATCTGCCGCTGGTTTGGACGCCGCTGCTGTTGACGGATTGAACTCAAGTCTGTTGATGACTCCGAAGGAAGTCACCACAC